TAAACTTAAGAATTGGTCTCCGGACCCAAATATCACTCCCGAACAACTTGAAGAAATGCGAGTAGAAGTACTCGATAGAATTATTGTAGCAAGAGTAGGCTTGTTACTTAGACATCCATTCTTTGGTAATATGGCAACACGTTTACGTATTGTTGCCGCTGATGATTGGTTACCTACTGCGGCTGTAGATGGTCGTAATTTATATTTTAACACACAATTCTTTAATGCAATGTCAAACAAAGAAATTGAGTTTGTTATTGCACACGAAATACTACATTGTGTATTTGATCATTTAGGTAGACGTTTAGACCGTAACCCTATGATTTACAATATTGCCGCTGACTATATTGTAAATAATTTGTTAGTACGTGACCGCATTGGTGAGAAGCCAAAAATTGTAGATTGCTTCCAAGACTTCAAATATGATGGCTGGACTTCAGAAGAAGTATATGACGACATTTATGAAACTGCTAAAAAGAACGGTGAAGAATATCTCAAACAGTTAGGCGAAATGCTTGACGAACATCTTGAAGGCTTAGGAGATGAAGAAGGTGAAGGCGACGGTGATGCAGGTGAAGAGCAAGATGCAAACGGCAACAATGTAAGCAAAAAGAAGCCTAAGTATTCAAAAGAAGAAATGCGTAAGATCAAAGACGAGATCAAAGAAGGCATGCTTAGTGCGGCACAGGCAGCTGGTGCAGGTAATACTCCTGCAGAAATCCAACGTATGATCAAAGAGCTTACAGAACCTAAAATGAACTGGCGTGAAATACTACGTCAACAAATTCAATCAACAATCAAATCAGATTACACTTACATGCGTCCTAATAGAAAAGGCTGGCACACAGGTGCAATATTGCCTGGAATGAACTTTGATGAAACAATTGATATTTGTATTGGGCTCGATATGTCAGGTTCAATTGGTGATTCGCAAGCACAAGACTTTTTAAGTGAAGTCAAAGGCATTATGGACGAATACAAAGATTACAATATTAAAATATGGTGTTTCGATACTAAGGTTTACAATGAACAAGACTTTAGTGCAGATGGCGGTGATGACCTTACTGACTATGAAATAATGGGAGGCGGCGGCACCGACTTTGATGTAAACTGGACCTACATGAAAGACAACGACATTCAACCTAAGAAATTTATTATGTTTACAGATGGTTATCCATGGAATAGTTGGGGAGATGAAGACTATTGTGAAACTGTATTTGTAATTCATTCTAACAGAGACAAAGATCTACAAGCACCTTTTGGTATTACTACACACTATGAAGAACATGTTGCGGCATAAAGAGCCGAATGCTTATAATTTATTTGAGATTAGGCGCCTAAAAGTGCCTAGTCCTCATTGCGAATACATAAATTTACCATTGAAATATAATCTAGAACAAAGCCTTGTAAACTGGATTACAACTAATCTAAAGGGTAGATTTTATGTTGGAAAGTCTGTTGCATTAAGAGAGCAAGGGACAGAAACAGTATGTAAAGTAGGATTTGAAGACGCAAAAGAACTTTCTTATTTCACTTTGGCATGCCCACTTTTAAAATACAAGTAAATAAGTACGTAGTTTATAAATTACACAGGAGATACGAATGACTGAAAAAACTAACACTGCTGTATCACAGGATACTTCTACAGCCGCACCTTCAGATGCGCCTGCTCCACAAGCACCTAATACAGCAAATGAAGCACCTACAGAGCTTACAATTAGTGACCTTAGTGCATTGAAACAAATTATCGATGTAGCAAGTCAACGAGGTGCATTTAGACCAAACGAAATGATGACTGTTGGGTCTACATATAACAAACTAGAAACATTCCTAAACGCTGTTGCGGCGCAAAGCAACACCGCTCAGGAAAAAGGAGAATAACATGGCATTTAAACATGTTGGACGTGTGATCAAAACTAAGAAAAAGTGTGCAGTTGCATACAGAGTTGTTCCGGGTGATCCGAACAATTGTTTAGTAGTGATGACTGAAAGTCTAGATGCTGGTGAGCATGATACACTAATGAATCTTATCGAGTCGCAGACTGGACAAGACGCATATGAGCTTGGCGAAGCAATGGCAAGAACTCAACTTCCAGATGGCAGAAATATGTTAGCTGGATTTCATACAACTGGAAAGTTCCAAAAGGTTGCATCAAACCTAATTGAAATGACACCTAATAATGTAACTTCAATTCCGTTAGATGAACTTAACAAAAACATCGCGGAACAAAAAGGTGTTACTATTGCTGATTTAGCATTAAAAGGTGAAGATGGTAAAACAGTGCAACCTAATGCAGAAACTACAGATACACCAGTTGATCCTACAGCTACATATACAACAGGAAATACAGATGATGTGTTGACTGACGAAGCACTTGCGGCTCAATATCGTTCGCAAGCAGACTCTTTGTTTAAAGAAGCAAAGCGTCTAAGAGAACAAGCAGAAGAACTTGTTCCGACTAAGCGCAAGTCAAAGTCAACAGTAGATGGCTAAAAAAGGTCGTCTACCTCCAGATATTGTAAAGGCTTGGCCAGATGTATTTAAGGACATACAAATTGATGTAGTTCCTATTGAGTACTTACATAGTGTAAAAGTATACTTTACAGACGGAAAAATCTGGGAAATTGATGTAAAGAAATCTTTATCTAAACCGGATTTAGATATTGAAACTGCCCTGACTGATTTATTTGATTCTTACGAAGACAGTATTGCTAATATTGATTTTCGTTTAGACACACAAAAAGTAAAGCGAGACATCAAAAAACGCACAGAAATATTTATGAAGAAAAGAAAGTAAAAGGCATAAATACATGTAACAATTACTATTAGGAGTTAGTAGATGGCTTTACAAGTTAGACGTGGCACAAATGCAGAAAGATTAACAATAACGCCCGCAGAAGGCGAACTTATATATGTAACTGATACAAAGCAGTTATACGTCGGAGACGGCACCACACAGGGCGGCACGGCATCTATTGCTAACACCATTGATTCACTTCTTGCTGACACTACTCCTCAACTAGGCGGAAACCTTGATCTTAATAATTTTGAAATTACCGGTACAGGTAATATCAATATAACAGGAACAATTAATGCTACTGGCAACATCAATTTAGGCGATGGTGCAGGTGGAGATGTAATTACCATTGGTGGTACTATTTCTGGTAATTTAGAGCCAGACACAACACTTACAAGAAATTTAGGTAGTAATATTCTTCAATGGAAAGAAGCATGGATATCTCAGCTAAATGTGGATAGCCAAATTACAGCTGAGAGAATACAAGCAGATCTTATTGCAGATGATAGTACACTAGTATTCAATGCCGCTACTGGTCAAATAGCCGCGGAACAAGTAAGTGGTGTGTTCACAGGGAATGTTGTAGGTAATTTAACTGGAACTGTTGCAGGGACTTTAGATGGTGATGTGACTGGTTCTATATTTGCAGATGATTCTACCTTGATGGTAGATGGAGTAGGCAATGCTGTTACCGTAACTACAGTTACAGCATCCGACCGAATGACAAGCGGCTCATTAACAGTACAAGATTTTACACCTATAGGACAAGGAACAATACAATTTTATAGAAAAGTTTCTGGCACTATTAACACCAATGACAACAGACCACATGGTTTAATTTACTTCGGTAAAGATGATGACGCAGGACGAGCAGAAAAACCAAGTGCAATAGTTGGCGGACAAGAATACTTGAGATTTCATGTTGATCCTGTAAATGAAGATCTCAGTGGTCTTGGTGATACTACAACACAAATGACATGGCAAAGTGATAACGGTTACAATAAATTAGGAATTGGATATCGTAACCCTCCGGGCACTGAAAGATTACAAGTTAAAGGCGATCTTAGAACTGAAGGCTATATTGCTACAGATCAAATTAAGATTCAGGGTAATCAAATTGCTACGACAGATAGTAACGCTAACTTAGAATTAAATGCAAATGGTAGTGGAACTATAGAATTGACTGTGCCTGTACAAGCTACAGTCGGTGCTGCCGGTGCTGCCGCGGCTTTACCTGCACAACCATCTACATACTTCAAAATTAATGTAGCAGGAACAGAATATGTAGTGCCTGCATATGCAGTCAGCTAATTTATAATTTTCAATATCATTCATAGTGTAACATTTGCCTAGGTAAATATTTCCATGGAAGTTAATTTAACGAAATTAAAAAAGCCAAAACGTCTGTTCAAAGAACCAAACTCATCTAATAAATTTTACGAAAAAGACAAAGAAGGTTCATTTATTAAAGATGATCCAGGATCCGATATTTTCACCATAGATGTAAAACAAACTACAGATTGGAATACAATTGAGTTTGAGTACAAATGGAACAGCTTAGGTTTACGTGGGCCTGAGCCTGATTATACAAAATCTAATAGAATATTATTTGCAGGAGGAAGCCTATGTGTTGGCACTGGTGTTCCTGTAGAAAATAGTTTTCCTTTTTTAGTGTCAAAAATGCTAGATGCATCATATATAAATGTTGCTGATGTTGATACCATGTCAGATCTTATACAACCATTGAAAAAATTTGTTGACTTTGATCCTCAATATGTGATTATTAACGATACAAGATTTATACAGATGTATGGCTGGGCTCTTGTAGATATCTATAGAGTAAAGAATTTTGAAAGTAAGGAATTCTATAAAAACGTATTCGTAGAATGCGATAAGAACTTTCTACTAATGTTCGAAGCATATCTAAAAGATCTATTTCCAAATGCTACATTAATACTAGCGCATTGTGTGAGAAGAGCATTCAAAATAGAAATGCCCTCATTTAAATATTTTAAAATAGTACAGCTAGAAAAGAAACAAGTGGTTGATCTTGCAAGAGATAATGCCCACCCGGGAATGTTATCTCATGAATTATTTGCAAAAAAAATAGTTAAAGCTATTAATGTTCAAACATCTATCACATAATCTTTTGAACCGTTTTCTAACAACCATTCAAATCGTTCGTTCATAAATCCTGTAGCTTGCAAGGTAATTCGTGGAGTGTATCCCATGTTTGAAGCCGCATGTGGCATATTAGTCCAGTCATAGACAACACATTCTCCGGCATCATATCCTTGATAATAGGTATTTCCAAACTGCCAGACATGTCCATAATCCCATGGAGTCAATGAAATTAGAACTCTTCTAAGTTTCAATGGATTTTTGTCAGCACCTGCATCTAACCATCTTTTCCTCCAATGACTTCGAGCATATCTCATTTGTTGATCGATATGGAATGGAGTTACTTGGCCTAATCGTTGTATATGTACCCGTGACATATGTACATCGTACATGCCTATTTCTTTAAACATATTAAAGAATGGTTTATATGCAGGATGATCATCAATTTTCCAATCTTCATTACCGTCTTTGTCAAATCCCTTTAGATTACAAATGGTGTCATAGTACATGCAAGATACATCATCTCGACCTGACGCTCGTTGAATATCTAATAATTCTCCGTCGTGTAAACTTTTATCTTGCAGAGATTGTGTTCTTTTTCTGTAATTTCCTATAGTATGCTCTTTAGATCTTGATAATGCTCTCTTTATACCTTCATCCCAATCTCCTTTAAACTTACAAATTACATTAAATGTTTGTTCTTGACTGTCTCCTTTAGGATCAAAATGCCAGGTTGATCTAAGTTTATTGTGATACCAACGACTAGGTATACCATCAACTGTAAACGGATTCATTTCAGCATCGGCATGTCTTTTTAATTGATCATCTGAATACATATCATCTTGATAATTAGTATCGTTAATGTTAACTCCTTGTGCATATTCTGGAATCTCTTTTGGGATTAAATCGCTTACAAGTTCTCCAGAATCATAATTTTTATTATTAGATTGACTTTCGATTATATTATCTAACTTAGCCATTTCATCTGCATAATGTTTTGCATCTTTATTCATGATAAATCCTTTAAATTCATTTATAACCTTCTACGCCAATAGGTCGTTGGCAGTGTTCTATTGTGCTCAAAAACCAGTTAAGAGTAGTTTGATCGCCTATATCAATGTCAACGATATAGTGAACAGTATTGTCTTTGAAACAAAAACTGTAATGCACTACACTTGTGTTAACACATACCCATTGCCCCGGACGAAAGTTTTGTATTTGTCCATCTATTACATATGTACATTCTTCTGGATGACTGTTATTAGCAAAACAATTTAGTCTAAGCCATTTTGGCTCCATGTTATTGAAAAAATCTCTGTGAGGTGAGAAAAAACTGCCAGCGTTTAAGTTAACATGTACAGCTTTTTGATGCTTACCTTTGATACCCCAACTATCTGGAGCATTAAGGTAACGATATACAGTTTTATTACCTAACATTCCTGTATATCTTTCAGACTCAACTAAATCTGTATGTAATGGTTCTAAAGGAGCATATAGATCTAATGCAATTACATTGCCAAATTTAGCATGGATATCTGTAGCATTGGTCATTAATTTTCCTCGCAGTCCGGTAATATCTTTGCAATTTGTCTTAGATTTTGTTCATTTAAATACACACTCATTAAAATATGATAGATGTCGTCTGCCATAGCAAAACTTCCATGTGTTTTTCTAGTGTTAAGTATGTATGGAACACCTGCTTCAAATCTCTCAATTTTACCATCATAGAAAAACATCCAATCGCTATCTTTAGTTTTATTAAGAGGTATAAAAATTCTAAATTGGTCGTTTAGTCTATATGCATCTCTATGGGGCCTAAAAAAACTTCCCTTCTGCATAGTCACTGCTCTGCATCTTGCAAGTTCAGTCCATTTATCAAAAAATAATTTTATACTAGGGCACATTTCTAGATTAGCATTATAAGGTTGATTTCTTGCGTGTTTAATCTCAGGTGGTGCATCTAATCCTAGATCCTCTATAGGTCCAGTGAGGTTAATAGCAGTTTTGTTATTAGGACCTGGTAGCCAGTTTGAAACAGATTTTAGTTCGTCAATGGTTTGTTGTTTGAATTTATAATCTAATTTTATTATATCACCGTACGATGAAAGAATACTGTGCAAACTCATGGCTTCCATTATACGTCACCTCTATCCTTCATATCTTTATTCATCTTCCAGATATGATGTATTTTCATAATTTGGTGATACATTTTAATAATAGTAACAGGACCATCTGATTTGTACCAAGCTGGAACTATACCATGTATGTAACTCTTAAATGCAACAGAAATTAATTTATTACTTTGTTTGAAACTATGGCGCAGGTGTTTCCAGTACGACCATTGTGTTTCTTCTAGATGTTCTTTGCTTTTACTAAACATAAACTATTTACCAAACCATTTTATGGCCAATATAGTATTATGAGCATAGGAATGATAATTGCAAACTGTGGAAGAAAATTAAGTATAATTGCTTTCTCTTTCCAACGCCAGCCTACGTATATCCAACCTGCGGCTCCTATCATTTGTAGTATGCTGTTCCATGGAGTTATACCAGCAACATGCAGAACCATCGCTAATAGGATGGTTACTGCACTACAATATTTAATATACGTAACTATTATATTAATATCCTGTTGTTATATGTGCTAAAAAGTTTTAGTGTTTTTTCTGTAGCTACGCCCGTAACTAACAAAGTACAGCGTGGACCGTGTCCAGCATTTGCTGTACAATGTGGAACATTGTACCAATCAAAACTATAAATTTCTCCTGCACGATAACCAGTGTGTACAAAGTTTCCGTACTGTATGAAATGCCCAGGTTCCCAGTCATTAAGCATTACCATAAAACGATAAACACTATGCGGATCTTTTTTGTTCCATTTTTCAAGTTTGTCTATGTGTAAGTTCCACACTTGACCTGGAAACTGTACATGCACACGACTTTGTATTGGTTTTTCAGTGTCAGTCTTTAGACATAATGCATCAGTCATTCTTTGAAAAATTGGTAGTAAATCATATTCTAAATTAGTTAAAATCAAACTAGGATCAGATCCACTACGAATTAAATCGTATTCTTCAAGATCTATTTCAGGACTTGTACCATCATTAGGGTTACGATTGCGCCAGGTAATCGCATGGCTATTTGAAATAGTTTCTGCAAGTTCCTGGCTCCAATCACCTTCAAAACGCCCAGCGTAGCGCATTGCGTCATATGCTGGGTCATTCTTGAAAGGATCAAAATGATAACTGGTTCTTGGTTTTAATTTATCCCAGTTACTTTCCATTTACTTGACCAAGTCTTCTTTGTATATGCTCTTTAGTCCAAGTGCTTCGCTGTTGAACTTAACAAGGTCCTGTAATGCATCTTGTGTAACAAAGGTTAGAAGTTTGTCACGCTGAGCATCGCCTGCTTTTCCAATGTACCAATCGTACTTACCATTCTTCTTAATAAGTGCCGCGATTGCTTTAGGATCTTTGCTCATTGCTGTCAATGCCGCCGCTAATTTATCACGATTTGGATTTCCTTTGTTTACCCACAAAGCCTTTTGTAATCCATCACGGAAACTTTTAACTAGTTTGTATGCATTGTAAAAATCTCCACTAGGTGCTTTACCCCAACGCTCTTCAAATAGGATTTCTAATTGCAAGCCTGGAAAATTAGGGTCATCTGCATGTGATCCATCTGGCTGTAACAATCCATGGTGGAACCAAAGTTCTGCGTTAGTATCTGGCTCAACGTGCTTTTTGTATGTTGCAGGATTTTCTCTTGTACCTGAAAGTTCTCCACGCTTGAATGCAAGTCTACGTTCTGCTGTACTCATACCTTTCACCCAAGTTACATGCTTGTCAAAACATGAAATGTATTCGTCTACACTCTTGTCTGGTCCACAGATAAGAAGTGCGATAGCAAATGCTTCTGGTACCATTCCTGAACCTGCAGGAAATCTTGGATTATCCATGTCTTCGCCTTTGCGCTTGCCAGCAATAATGTTTAGGTTCATCATGCCTACACTGTCATATTCACGATAGTCATAGTCGACTGCTTCTTGTAGGAAACTTACACCATTTCCACCGTGTGATACCATAACAGTCTTATCATCAAAACGTAAGTTATTATGATATTCATTAAAGCCAGGAATATCTCTTGCGCCTGGCAACATTTTAATTTTAATTTTTTCACCTAGAAATGGTTCTAGTTCTTTAGCAACAATTTCTGCCCACACTGTAGTTCCTTGTCCTGCTTTTTGGGGAACAACAAAAGTATAGTCAGCTAATGCTGGTGTAGCAATACCAAGTGCTACAATTATTGATGTGAGTAAGCGTTTCATAAATTTTCTCCTATATATTACGCATATTCTAATTTGTTTCGCTTGGTTAATCCCCAAACTAACACTACGACAGTGGTAACTACCAGTGTCCAAAAAATAGGTCGTGTTAACAACCTATCAATATCATACAGAGTAATCATCTGTATGCTTAAGGCTTCAATACGGTCTGCTAGAATAAATCCAAACAGCAGTGCTGGTCTTGAAAACTTAAATTCTTTTGCTAATAAGCCAACAACTGATGCTATGGCTAATATAGCATAATCTTCCCATCCGCCGGTATATTGCACACATGCAAGCGTTATAAAGCCCAACAGCAGGGGAAAGTAGTATTTGTAGGGTATATGAGCAATCTTTGCTATATACCGTGTTAAAAGCAAGCATAGAGCGCCTACAAGCACTGTAGCAAGCATAAATCCGTATAACAAACTGTCAAAGAAACGTTGGTCCATTGCTAAATCAACAGTACCTAATTCAAAATCTAAATAAGCAAAAAGTCCTATAATAATAGCCGCAAATGGTGCTCCTGGTATTCCAAACAATACTGTAGGAATCATTGATGTTGCCTTTTGTGCATTATTAGCACCTTCAGGACCTATCACGCCTCTAATGTTTCCTTTGCCCATTTTAGGATTGGCCTTTGGAGTAGTTGCAACTGCTTGTCCGTATGCAATCCAATCTGCCATAGCGCCGCCCAATCCTGGTAAAACTCCAATAAACGCACCAATGAATCCTCCTCTTAATGCTAACCATTTGTTTTGCCAAACTGCAAGAATACCTTCTTTTGTTTGCTTGCCATTTGCTACAGGCTGTGCTGTATTTTTTCTTGTTCTTAATCCCTCTACTAGTTCTGGTATTGCAAATAGGCCGGCAATCATAGGAAGTATTTGTATTCCTGCACCTAAATATTCCCAGCCTCCTGTCCATCTATCAGCATTAGTATTAGGATCAACACCTATCATTCCTAAAAATATACCAACAGCAAGTGCTATTAAAGCTCTAAACCACCATTTACTGCTTACAAATGTAACTGTCGCTAGTGCTAACATTGTAAATGCCCATAGCTCAGGTACACCAAATACCAATATCAAGTTGGTATACCACGGTAATAAAAAGAATACTAAAGCACCCCATATCAAACCATTTATTGTTGATGTAGTTACAGCGGCACTGATAGCATAAGTTGCTTTACCTTGTAGTGCTAGAGGAAACCCATCTACCATTGTTGCCGCGGCACTATTAGCACCAGGTATACCCAACAAAACACCTGTGTACGTGTCTCCTGTAGTGCTTGCGGCCACTACTGCCATTACAAAAATAACTGCTAGATACGGGTCTGGAAAAGTTGTCATAAGCGGAAATAAAAATATAAGAGCTGTTGTGGCGCCGGCTCCGGGAATAATTCCCATTAGTAATCCGTATAAAGTTCCTGTTAGTAATGCTATAATTTCCGCCATATTTAAAATACCTTCTACTTGCTTGGAATAAATATTTATATCAAAACAAAAAATTTTTTTAAAAAGTGGATAAAAAATTATGAATACAAGAATTTTTAATTTAATAGAAGAAAATTTACAAAATTCCTTTCATTTAGACAAATATGCAAAAATTAGAGAGGAAATTGGAAAAAATACTATTATATATGATTTGCCATGGACGCCTGCAAGATTGAGAAAATTCGAAGAATCAATCGGTGATGCTTTACAATTTGAAGAAGTAGACATGGGTGGAACTATTGAACAAGCGACTAAGAGATTAGATGAAAGATATATGAGCAGATTCTTTGGAGAAATATGGCAACCTACTACAGACAAGTATCAATACAGTGGATGGGCCCTTGTTGATTTAATCAACAACGAAAATCCTACTGCGGTACTAGACTTTGGTTGCGGATACAATCCTTTCAAAGATAGAATCCAAAATCTAATCGGCATAGATCCATATAACAATCAAGCGGACTACATGGTAGACATCTTAGAATTTGCAGTTGAGCCGGAAACATATGATCATATTATAGTTTTTGGCAGTTTAAATTTTGGTGATAGAGGCGATATTGAAACACGCTTTAAAAAATTAAATGATTTGCTTATGCCAGGTGGTAGAATGTACTTTAGAGCTAATCCTGGCTATTTGTGGCCTAAAGGTCCATATGTAGATATTTTTCCTTGGACGTTTGAAATTGCATATGAACTCTCTAAAACATATGGGCTTACATTAGAGAAATTTAAGAAAGACAACGGTGACCGTTTGTACTTTGAGATGTATAAAAATGGATGAATCAAAACTAATTTTCTTTACAGGTGCTCCTGGATCCAAATGGAGTGCTACTGCACACACACTTTCGCATAATAAAATTATGCCTATTAACACAAGTGACTATGCCGAAGATAGAATATATACACACCCTGCTCCAAAAGTAAGCCACCTAGGTGCATATTGGGGTCCTGGATTTAGATGGGGTGAAACTTTTCATAAGATTAATAAAATGTCCAAAGAAGACATCCTTGCTGAAATAGATAAACCTTACGCAGACAAAAATTGGGATCAGTACAGAATTATTAAATGCCATCAATTTGCATATAATTTAGATTGGATCAAAGAAAACTTTCCTACTTCAAAGATTATGATTGTATTACGTCCTAACAGAGTTTGCTCAGAAGGTTGGCTTACTGCTGGAGGATGGTCTATTACCTACCCTACCTATCGTCCTTACTATAAAGACGATGCTACATTTAAAAAATTAGCATTACAGGAGTTACAAGCGGCTAAAACATGGATTGATAAACATGATATCGAGATGCAAGTAGTAACACATCATTACTGGCGCAAACGCTGGGGCATAAAACGAGACACTGAAGAACTTGAATTATATATGAATAGTTTAGAAAAAACACACGACGGTAGATGGCACTATGATGTAACTATTGCTGAATATAATTTTTGATACATAGTTATTTTGTAACAAAACTTTTAACTTTTTTATAATTATCACAATTTATCTGTAAATCTAGTTTACTACAGATATCTTCAAAAAAGTTATAATCAAACAATTCATCTACATAATTAATTACAACATCAGTTTCCAAAATATTATCTTTGAAATTTTGTATTTTATTTTCCAATGCAGTTTTTACATTATCAGCATTACCGTAATGATCTAAAAACGTGTATGTTTTGTTCTTAGAATTTACAAAATAATTTGCACTTGTTTGCATCCATCTATCCACTAATGCATCAACATCTGTCGGTAATACAACTAAAAATTTTGAATTAATAAAAAAATCATGTGCTTTGTCTAGATCAGAATGTAACGGATAAAGTAAATTATTTGGAAATAGTTTTTGTTTCCAATCTACAATATCTTGATAACTCTGATTTTTGTAACTATTCTTTTCTGCCATGTCAAGCACAGGCGGAACTGTCTTGTCGCAAATTCCTTTACCTACTGCACCAGCAAATCTTCTGTTAAAATGAAACAATGTAAAATTAGGCCTATCATCATTGTAAGGTTCCCAAGGATAGTTTCCATTGTTTTTGTAATCATACCAAGCAACATTGTCACAACTAGCTAATAATCTGCCAGCAATGTGTCCTTTTGCTCCCATAGGAAAACAAATTGCAATAGAATTATTTGCGTCTGTCATAAAATAAACTTTCCATTTTAATTTGTACTATATCGCCTGTAGCTAACCAGTCATTATATACGCACATTGGACCTTTCACATACAATTCATTTTGTATTACTTTGTAGTCAGTCCAAAATGTATCGCCTATGATATTATGATCGACTCTATCGCCCGGCGTGTATAATTTATTAATTACACAAGGTCCAATTTCGCTCATGCCCCAATTTGCTAATACTGTTGCACCTTTATCAATAAATGCTTGAATATGATGTGCAGGTATAGGATCACTGCCCATTGCTACAAATTTACCCGTTAGATCCGCTCTTTTAAAGTCCTTAGTTTTAATAACTGCTTCACACATAGCAGGAGCAATAAACGTGTGTGTATGATGCTTAAAACGCTTTAAAAAGGTATATGCGTTAAATTTTTCAATAGTTATATCGCATCCTAATGTGTATGCAGGTAGACTCTGAAGAAGTAGCCCTCCAGCATGTGTCATTCTTGTGCAGGTATAAATGCTACTGCTTGTAGTTATTTTTTGTGCTTCAATAGCAACTTCATTACAGGCTTTTAGATTATCAGGATCTCTATAAATTTTCTTAGGTGTACCTGTAGTACCGCTAGAAGTTATTATACAACCTTCTTCTAATATTACATCAAAGTTCGGTTCCATAAGTTACCTTTTTATCTTTATACTTAGATACTAATATGTTTGTAATTTCTCCAGTAACAGTAGTAGGTGTAACTCCGCCGCTTGAACTTGTAATAAAAATCTCGTCAGCAGAGGCAAACATAGACTGTGTTATAGGCATCCTTTTAAATGTAATATTATTTTCATTAGCAATATCTTCAACCACACTCATAGTAATACCTTTTAGAACATTTTTGTCTGCTGTTTTGATCACGCCGTCTTTAATAATTCCAACATTAAATCCTGGACCTTCTGTTACAAATCCGTCGACGTCAACTAGAACTGTAGTATCAAATCCAGCAGGTGTATTACGTTGGCTAAGTGTAAGATCTATCCAGGCCATGTTCTTGTATTCTTGTCCATAGTAATCATCATTGACCCTGTTTGTATTTTTATCTAAGTATAATTTTACTATTGGTGTTTTTGCTATAGGATAACTTGGTTTAATATACATAGCAAAATTTACAGGACAATTTTCCAAGTCTCTTGGATTACCACTAGGCGGAAATCCTCTCCAGATTATAAACCATACAAATGCATTATCAATTGGATTACGTTTTGCTAGTTCTTTTATAATTTCTAAAGGATCGACGTCTGGAATAATTAACCCATATCGTCCTGCACTATTCTTAAATCTTTGCAAGTGTCTTTCATAACAAAATGCTTTGCCGTTGTATACTGGCATAACATCATATGTAGCATCACAGTGAATGAAGCCAAAGTCAAGTATACTTGGTCCGATTTCACCTAACGGCTTGTATTCACCGTTTTTATATGCTATTAAGTCTAATACGTTAGTCATCAAAATGTACCTTCTTCAACTGTGGATCATCAGGCAATTTTTGCTTAAGAGTTTTTAACCGATTTATTCTCCATTCAAGAAGTTTAAAATCTAACACCCAAGGAAAAATTGCGTGAATTAAACTGCCAATAGTTACACCTAATAAAAAGAAAAATTCACCTATTGCAAGTTTAAAATGCCACCAATATCCTGCATTAGGCTTTCCGGCTTTTTGCTTTGCTTCTTGTAAATGTTTAAAATTATACCACATAGCGTCCTTTCAATTTGTTTCTGCGTCTTGTGTATTCTTCAATATTTAATTTCCAGACGGTCTGTTCTGTATAGTATAACATCATTTCACTATGCTTGTCAAGTATTCCCTGTCTATCAAGCAGACCCATTAGTTTGTGATTACGAGCCGCTTTGCCATTTGAATGCTCGTGGTAGGTATTTGTGGTAATATATAGTTCATCTGTAGGACAGTATTCAATAAACTTGGGTATCATTTCTCGTTGTGTGATACTGTTCCAATCTCCTTTTCCTAATCCTCTAAATGTATCTTGCATAGGTAATTCGCAACCTCTAAATAATATACGCCAAGCATTGGAATTTACTTCCGGTAAAGGATGACAACCTGCTACTGCTACAATTTCATTATCTTTGATAGCACAAAAATATTCACCCTGTTCTTTGCACCAATCAAACTTCATTGCTTTTAGACTACTGTTATTTTCATATTTCAATTGTTTTGCCTTTTTGCAAAACAGTTCTAAAGCAGGAACAAGCTCGTCTGTAATGATTTTTATTTGCATTTTCCATTTACACCTGTATGTGTATCCTGCATTATTGTTGTAGATGTAATTCTCATTTCATTGCTCATTTCTACAATTTTTAAAATATTTTCTGCTAATTTATAAATATCAATTAGCGGTTTTGTCAATCCTATATTGTGGTTAGAATTTGTCGGTCCTGGACGAATAAGTATAATTTGACAAGGATCATTTAAGTAATTTAATCTTTTAGCAAGATGATCTAAAGCAATTTTACTTGAATCATATAGGTGTTTGTTTAATCTTTTTTCATTTTTATTCCTACTTTCAGGACTATTTCCTCCTATAATAACTATTTTTTTATATTGATACTGGTACTCGTCAAACAGTTCGGCTAACATATCGCACTGGCTAAATCTATTTTCTTTGCCATATGCTACAACAAATATTATATCGCAATCTTTTGATGCTGACACAACTCGTTTACGCTGTTCTTGGTTGTTAATATCTACTCCGTCTTCTCGCCCTATTCCGACAACGTCAAGTTTGTTTTCCTTACAAGTGTCATAAATTGCCTTGCCGATTCCTGAAGAATATCCAAATACTATAGCTTTCATATATTCAAAAATTCTCCTGCTTTGTACCTCTTTACCATATCTGCATAACTTTCGTGCGTAATTTTTATTCTAAGCACAGCACGTTCAGTACTAATAGGATTGACACTATGTAATACTTTGCCATTAAAAATAGTAGGATGCTTAAAACTATACTCTAATTCATACAATTTTTTATTTGTAGTATGCCTTTCTGCATCTGTGCCTTCCCAAAAGATAAGGTTGTTAAAGTTTTCTCTCGGCAACAATGGACACATCATAGTGTAATCTAAATTTCTATCAGTATGTTTTCTAAATTCGTACCCAGGTTCATTAATTTGAAAGCTAATATCTGCATTACCTAGGGGTTTTAGGAAATTAAACTGGTTAACAAAATTTTGTATTACAGAATAATCTATCATTTGCTTACCTTCATACATAGGACTATATATTGCTAGTAATCTACCATCAAATCCATCTACAAGTTTTTGTCTTTTATGAGTCAAATTTTTTTCAGCGGCTATTGCAGTTTTCCATTCGTTCCATTCTAAAGCACAATGTCGCATTTTCAAATACAGTTCAGTCAATGCTTCAATATCATAATAGATTTCTTCAAATATTATATGGTGGTCATATATCATCTAATCTCTCATTGTAAATATACTTAATCCAATTTTTCGTTTTACACCTTGGTCAAGAAAATTACTAGCACAGTGTATTTGAAGGCTATCAAAAATTATTCCACTTCCTATGGTCCAAGGAAAATAACTTTGGATAGACAATCCTTTTAGCCATTCATCTTTGAGATGACTAAGCAATTCTGATTTTAGATTTTGTGGAATATCAGTTTCACTTAGGTTATCAACATTTGTGTATTCAGTCAATGGTTTGTTGTAATAAACTCTAGGGTCTTTTCTCCTGCCATTAAATAATTTTACTGGACCGTGATAATAATACTGATCAAAGAATACCAGCTTTGGTATTCCGTTTCCTTCAATATGCAAAGGTATTGTTATTGCTTTATACGTGTCAGGATAATCTGAATCATCGTCATTATGAAGAACGTGCGGCGTAGTAACATCAAAAATCTGTGCGGATCTTACCTTAAAGTCGCCGATTATATTTTTTAAACTTTCAACAATATCATCTATAACGCCTTGACCGTGTTTGACATTTAGAGTTTTAGGTCCTGTATTTTTTTCTATAACTTCATCACTGTTATAGTAATGTGACAGCAAAAATTTTACTTTGTCATCACTTATCAAGTTCCAGGCTTGTACTGGACGTGAATGTGTTTCACGTAGTTTTGCTATTTGCTCCTTGGTTCTCATTTTAATAATACTGTGTACAGCTCATTAATTTCATGACGTTTTCCCAAGTCTTAGGAACGTTTACAACTAAATGCACACTGTTATCTACCCATGCATGTGTTCTATGTGTTTTCCTAGTGTCAACATAATATGCACGACCTGGCACTATTGGCCATGTTTTTCCACCCATTTCCCATTCATAAGAATCTGTACCTGTTGCATTTGAAAGAAAAGCAACTATTCTAAATGTTTCTCTAGTCAATTGCGGGTCATCTTTGTGAGGTGGAAACCAACCTCCTGCATTTACTTTTACAAGCATAGTACGCCCCAAAGGCATAAAATATTCTAGCATAGGGTGCAATACAGGTAAGTCTTTGTACAGTTGGTTAGGTGTATTAAAATCAGTTTCTCTTAATCTCCGGCCATGTCTTTTTCTTGCCTCAGGCATACTTAGTCCGTCATTATAATCATCGCCAGCAATGCCAATTAATGATAATCCTTCCCTGTTATTAACAACTCCTTCTCGCCTTAGATAAGGAACCCATTTATCGTTATATGGTTCAATCTGTTTCTTAAAATTATATAAGTCAAAGGTAAAATTTAATGGTTCCCAAATATCTAGTGCTTGTAGTTGTAATTCACATTTTATATCTTCTTCGGTGGGTTCAAAGTTTTTTTTGTTAGAATGTAACCATTTTTGGTAGTAGTTTCCTTGAATTCTTTGATTTGCTTTTGGTTGTAATTCTATAGGTTTTCCGTTTTTATCTACTAAATTTTCTTCCATTTTTTTTCCTTAGTCATATAGCGTGTGTATATTTACTTTATATATACAGCCCTGTAAAATAATTTGATGTGAGTCAAATTAAGTCTCAATTATATCTACAATACAATTGTCTAATATCTTGTAATTTTGATTTCTTTGCTTATCATAAAGTTTGGTCTTTCTTGCAAACTCTTTAAGCAAAAAACTATCTTTATATTCTTGTTTACATTTAGTAAGGTATTGTAATATTTGCTTATTGCTGTTTTTTTCAATTGCTATATTAATAATGTCATCTGGTAAATTTTTTACATTCAATTCACTTTTTGCATATGGTTTTATATAGCAATCAATATGTAATTCTTTATCATATCCTATGCTTTTCAAGTACTTTTCAATATTGGGTATATCAAATATGTTGTAAATATTAAGCAACGTAGAAATATTTAAAGTAAAACTAGGACTAGTATGTTTCATTAAATTACGTAAATTAATGTCCAAGTCTTTCCATTTGCCAGGATATCTGATATATTCATAAACTTTATCAAATCCATCAATACTAACATTTATTGTACATTGTTCAAAACTAAGTAACTTATCTATAACATTTTGATTAATTTGCAATCCATTAGTAGTAATTTTCATACCAAGTCTTTTGTTATAATTATTTTCAATACACCAGTCTAACAATTTTATAAAATGTTTTTGATAAAAAGGTTCACCTCCAGTTGTCTTAAATTCTTTAAGTCCCTTTTTTATAAGTTCTTTACAATATTCTAATTTTTCATCTTCTTTATATTTTTGATTTTTAGTTGGAACATTGTGTATACGATCTTGTTGCGGAATATTTTTTAGTAAAGAATTTATTAAACTGCTACTTAAAGGACTGCACATTCTACATGCAAGGTTGCATGTATTATTAAATTTTACATCAGCTGTTAAAACTGTCGTAGGTTCTAAATTATAGTTGACGTCAGTATATTTTTTAACAAACTTCTGCCTACTACTTTCTATACCTACATCTTCTTGCCGATAACAAACTTCGCAGACTTTTGGTCTTTTGTTGTCACGCATATATTGACGAGTAAGAATATGATCTTTAGAAAAAATTCCGTTTTTTATATCGTTGCCAGACCAATTACCTATATCACTTCTAAGATCAGTTCTACAACAAGGTACAACTTTAGAACTAACTTTTACACAAAAATGATTCCACAACAACGGACATGCTGTTTCCATCACATTTTCCTTTTTGGAATTTTGCTATCTGCTGAACTTACACAACTTTGCGTGATACACATTTTTGGCTCTTTAAATAGATTAAAGCCTGTTTCGATGTTACCAAGGGGTGCATCATGACAAGAATAACTCCTTTTTACCGAACCGTCAGGCTCCCGTATTATTATTCCGCTAAAACCGGCGTTACATGCCCATCCTTCAAATTTATTGAAATTAAAGGCGTTAAAGCGTTCTGCTTGGTCCATATACCATTTGTTACCTTTGGAGTCTTGCATTTCTACTTGCATGTGCCAAGGAACACTGGCATCATTTGTACCATTTATTCCTTTAGGTATTTCAAATGTTGGTTTAGGGCGACCCTCCCATTTTCTTTTAAATTCTGTGTATGCTCTTTGTGGCATACCGTTCCAGAGTCGTTCAAGTTGATCCTTAGTGTATCCATCAACCACCCTTGACGCAGTCGGATCCGATTGAGGCTTGAGTGTGACATTAATTCCTTGTTCGTGGAAGAAGAGAGCGTTTTCCCAATCTCTTTCAAACCATTCAGGAACCATAACTTGATTGATTGTAATTTGTACATCGTATTCTTGACACAGGATTAATTTGTCTGCAAACTCCTGCATCCTCTCCTTTGTGTTTACATGTTCTGTGTGCAGACTTGCTGTAATACTTGCTCTATGGAACGGCTTTGCATACTCTACATAAGTTTCAAACCACTTCATTGGACGACTACAGTTGCTCGTCATGTGTATACTTGTATAGTTTGTATTTGCTACATCATCTGCTAGATGTTTTAGTATGTCCAAGTATCCAGGATGGAAAGTAGGTTCTCCTCCTGACAAGGAGAAGTGGAAAGAATTGAAGCCGTTGAGTCTAGCTTGACGTTTGATTTCATCCACTGTAAGCAAGCAGAGCTCGGTAGGACGGTGGTCTTTACGATCGCTTCTTGCGTAAGGCCAGCAGTAGGAGCATCTGTAGTTACAGAATCTTCCGAGTAACCAGGATACAGTAAATAGATCGCGATAAAGCAGAGTACGTTGACCAACAGAGACAATGTCATCAAAAGGGATCTTAGTAAAGTCATAATTACTCCATTTTAAATCTTCACTCATGAATTATTGTAGCACCTTTACATAAACTTGTCAACTATAGTTTATCTTTAATAAATGTATCTCTTTTATTTTGTTTACATACTTTTTCGCAACGTGGAATTCTATTATCAGATGTCCAACTATTTTGTATGTCTGTCCAAACTTTTCCATTTAGTGCTTGTTCTACACTTACATTTTTTAGATTTATGTCAAACATGTAATCATTATCAATTAAAATTTCTTCAAACCTGTCTTTTGTTTTTCCGCTTACTGGATATTCTAACATTTTTGCATTAAGATGACAACAGGGTATAACATTGCCCATGTGATTGACAAATATACGTTTTTGATTTGCATATTTACAACTTATGCAAGTAGATTCTTCTACTTCTATTTTTTTATGTTTTACACCGCCGGTATCTTTTCTATGGCTAATTATAGTTTTGAATGCTTTAAATCCTTCATCTTTGGCCATTTGCCTTGCTATTTCAAGTTGGTGTTCGTTATGCTCAAAACTTATAAACTGCCAATTTGCTTTGCCGCCGGCGGCAATAAATGCTCTAAAGTTTTGCTGTACTTTTTTGAATTTAGAACCTTCTCTATATACTTCAGATAATTCGTCGCTTCCGTCTATGCCCCAAGTAACTCTATGACTCTTAGGCAATATTCCTGCAAGTTCAGTCCACCATTTTGTAGTACGCAAACTACCATTTGTTGCAACATTTATATGTACGTCCCAATCAGCAAAGTGTTTCACAATATCAAAAAATTGAGGATGACTACAAGGTTCGTCAACACTACCGCAAAAATTTATAATTTTCATATTAGGAAACATCTGCTTTTGAAACTTTTCTTTAATAGTTTCTATATCAAGATATGTTTTATTTAATATTTGATCGGCATATTTAGATTCAACACGAAAACATCCTTTGCATTTTATATTGCAAAAACTTGTAAGTTCTATGTCGATCCATTCTAAGGTATCAGCTGTCCACATCTTTAAAAATATCTCTCATTTCCGGAAATGTATCTGCAAATTTTATTCCTCTTTGTTTGTCGCAAAGTTCTAAAAATTCTTTCATTTCAGGCAAACGTACACTCCAATCTTCGCTGTCCATAAAACTTAGAATACCTTCTAGTCGTTTTATACCATATTCTGCTGTTCGCCATTTGTTGTAATCAACTTTACCTTTGTGCCATGTTGGAACACCTAACTGCCGATTCTTTTCCCACCACGGATACCATGACTCATATTTTTTATGACATTCTTCTTTGAACCATTTAGGTAAAACTTTTACATTTAAATGGCCTGGCCAATATACAAAGTGTTGACTAATACCACCTGCACCAAACGGCCACATGTTAACTTTACGAAAACCTTGTTCTAGTTTCCATTGTATTAGGTCTGGAAGATAATAAACGTTAAGAGCTTGAACAGCGCAAGCAATGGTTATTTCTACATTGTTTGTTGTTTCTTTATCCAGTCTATGAAATGTGTTTACTTGATTAGCCCATTCGCTAGGATAACGTATATAACTGTTCATTTCTTTGATGCTGTCAATGCTGTAGTGAAATCTTACCAATTTAAAATGACTCCAAAGTTCAAATAAATCTTCACGCCATTCTACACCATTTGAATTGTAGCGTAGTTCTAGATCTTTCGCATATCCCATCTTAATAGCATGTTCGAGTATTTCGTAGTGTTCTTCAATAATAAGACTTTCACCGCCAGCAAAATAAATTTGTTGCATACTTGGCATCTGCTCATAAAACTGTTTCCAAAATGTTGGATTTTGTTTATGCCAATTGTAACTACTACCGTTAGTGCTACCTTTGTCTTTCCATTGCATAATCTCTTTTAGTGATTCATTTTTTACAGCAGGAAAAATTGCTTTGTAATCTTTGATCCAACCAGAGCTGTCATGCGGACTACACATAACACATGCTAATTGACACTTAGTTCCAAAACGTAAATCAATGTATGCTAGATTAGGAGGAACGCTTCCGTCCGGATTTGTTTCTTCTAATATCTTGTTAATATCAACACGCTTACTCCAATATCTAGTTTCCCATTGTCTTTTACTTTTATGGCCAGCCGCTTCTTCTTTGTAACACTTTAAACAACTTGGTGGTTGTTCGCCATTAAGCATTTGCAGACGAACATTCTTCATATATGTGCTATTCCATGCTGTTTCAAAATCACTTACATTTAAATTGTTGGGTTTGCCGTCATCAGTTTTCAGAATACCTACTTGGCCGCCATGTTCTTTATCATTTGTAGGACCAACACTACTAGCATTTGCTGTACAGCATACACGCATACTGCCGTCTGGTCTTGTGCTAAGATGTACCCAGGGTAATAAGCAAAAAGTGTCTGAGGGATATTTATCGTTCATATTGTACTTATTTCTTAAGATATGCTCTCTAATTGTTTATTGACTTGCATTAATTTTTCATCACGACTTCTTGTTTCCGATCCGCAATGCTTGCCACATCTTACTATTCGAGGAAATTTTTTATCAAAAGTTGTGTTGTCAAAACTTTTGTTTAGATCATTCGTAAAAAACCTATGATCCATAATTGCAGATAAAGTATGGAACTTTACATTATTCCAATCATCTGCATACTGATTCTCATAGTGAGACAAACGTTCATAATCACGTCTATCGCTTATCCAATCGTATTCTTTTGATTCATGAGGTTGAATAGGATAATGATAAAATGTGCTAAAATAACAACACTGCCAAACTCTGCCTGTATAGTCTATACTTATTTGACGTTTGTTAAACCATTCGCACTCGATCTCAGTGCTGTTAATATTTTCTTTTACTGAACGTTTATACCAAGGTTTATTAGGATATTCGCTTCCTATTTGTTTATCTTCTGGTATTACTAGTTCTGCATACTGAGAAATTGTTTTGATATCTTCTTTGTTTATATTTTTCTTTTTTTGACTCAAATTATCTATTTTTATTTTATTTGTGTTATGGCGCAATCTAGATCTTCTAATTTTAAATTTATGAAATCCTAGCTGTTTAGCCATTGCTTTTGCTTTTTCTATTTGATGTTCGTTATGCTCAAAGGCAATGAAACTCCATACACATCTGACGCCACTTGCTATACATGTTTTAGCATTTTCTATAACTTTATCAAAATTAACTCCTCGTCTATACAGTTGGTGTGTATCATCGTCTACACCATCTAGAGCAAAAACAATTACACTAGTTTTATCATATTTTTGTTTAATAATTTTGCACAGAGACGTCCACCATTTTTCGTCATGTAATCCTCCGTTTGTTTCACACATAAAACGTAATTTTTCTGTAAGTTTATTTTTTAATCTATATTGAGAAAACTTGTTTACATTATCAGCAATTTTATCTACTATTGTATGACAATCAGGATGAAGTATAAAATCTCCGTATGTTCCTGTAAAGTTTATGTAACGTGCATTTTGTGATACAGTTGTATCAAAGATATTGTCTATAAACATTTTATCTAACAAACCTGCTGATCCAACTTCTATAAAAGGATTAATTTCATCTGTTCCCTGCACAAATCTTTGGCAGTCTAAACATCTGCTGTTACAATTGCTTGTAATTTCTAGATGTATTCCTTGGTCGTGCATATCAAATTGCATACTCAACACCAGTAACATGATTAGACATTAAAGATTTAAAAGTTTGTGCATCACTGCTTTTTGTTGCACACAGGCCGCATCTACAAATCATATTAGGACAAATTATAGGTTCTAATGTTCCTGATGCAAGTTGCTTTTCTACACTGTCTGTAAATTTTTTGTAATCTGTAATAGATCCAACTGCTCCTCTTTGTTTTCCAATTTTAGCTTGACATGTTTGATGATGAAAAATTTGATCAGTTTGACTTTCAAGATGTAAGAAAAACCAATTCACTCCACAATACCAATCTAAAAATCGTGTATCTGAAACATATCTTTGTTGTTCTGTTGTGCCGCATTTCAAACCGCAACTAAGTTGATGGTTACTACAACAATGTCTACCTTCTATAGTATATGTTTTAGTTTTATCTGCCTGTAATTTTTTAAATGTTTCTCCTACATCTTTTTTCATTTTACGATGAAGTTTGACCTCTTTGTTAACATTTTCAACTTTTTTAGTTGTGGTTGTAGCAATTTTTGTTTTACTGCTTTTACTGTTCTTATTTTGCCAGTAGTTTTTTATCCAACTACTCTGCTCATAACTGTAGGGTAAACCGTTTATTACCCTCGGCATATACTTGACATCATGTTCTTCCATTACATCTATAAAATCTAAACACTCTTTCCAATAATTATCATATGGATGCATCATTAAATTAACTTTAAAACTTTTTAATTCTTGCTTTAATAGAAGAGTATTTTCTCTCACTTTTTGTTTGATTTTTTCTTTGCTATCACAGTGGTAACTTAATGTTATACCTCTAAAATTTTTTGCAAGTAGCGGAATATGTTTTTGTGCAAAACTACCGTTAGTTGTAAGTATAGTGTACACATCATAATCAAAGTCTTGAAAACTTTCTTTGAGATAAGAACTAAAGTCAACAAAACAAGGATTTGCTGTTGGCTCTCCACCTGTAAGACTTAAACTTGCTGTCTTTTCTGTTCTATATGGCATGATAATTTTTAAGTAATCTTTAACTAAGTCCACACCCTTAACTAGTTCGTTAAAACTAGGAAAAGGACTTACAAGGTCGTGTCTATCATCTCCGCAGTAAGCACAATCAAAATTACACCGTTTTCCTGTATCCCAAGTGATAATAAACTGATTTGTTTTTACAGGATCAATGCTGTTATATGTTCCGTTTTCTCTATCCATCTAAATATTTCCGATATCTCTTGTTTAATTTATTCAAGTCTGTATTACGTAGTTTGTCTTGAAGTTTTGTATAACTTTTAAAATATTCAAATTCACCTGTGCGTAACTTTCTGTTTTTATCAAAACTTAAAATATTTTCAATCTCTTTGAGTACAAAAGGACTAGATGATAGAGTTTTTTTGACATACTTTCTATCTTTGTCTGTCAAAAACGCTGTAGACAGCCAGGATTGTTCTACCTGTGCATATAAAACTTTAATTCCTCCACATGATCTAAACCAGGCATCAAACTCTGCAATTTTTTTGACATTTAAAATATTATACATTTGCATTACAAAACTTGTTTGTATTTTAACATTTTCAAAACGTTCAGCTAAATGCAGAAACTTTTCAATGTTATTTTTTACAATATTCCAGTTGCCGTTAGATCTTACATATTCATAATCTTTTTCTGTACCATCTAAACTTATCATAATAATGCATTTTTTAAATTTAGATACAATTTTATCAAAATCTTTAGGATAAATCGTTCCATTGGTTGTAAAAACTAGTTCGCACTCTTGTACATTTACACTATTAGAAAATTTATCTATAGCCAACCAAGATTCATCATGTAATAAAGGTTCTCCTCCTAATAACTTCATACGTTTAACATTTTCAAAAGGAACTTGTTCTACAAAATTATTTGTGTCTTTGTTTTTTTTGTAAAGATGTTGATTAGCATCTTTGACTATTCTATCGCTTATTTTATCAGGATCGGCATCAATATATTCATTTTGATGTTTAACCATTTCTTTTGCAATTTGAGAACTGCTTCCAGGTTTACACATTCTACATTGTAAGTTACATAGATTACTTGCTCTAATATCAAGACCTAAAGGTGCATTAAATTCATTTCCTGTTTCAACTGATAGTTTAAGGCCTTTTCCTTTTGTTAACCGTCTGGCCATATGATAATAAATGCGTCTTGCATTATAGCCTAATTTTTTTTCAATGTTTAAACAACTCTTACAAAACTCTGGAACTACACCATCAAGCATTTGTTGCCGCACATTTTTCATATAATCACTTGTCCAATAATCTTTATAATCTTTAAAAGTAAGATCTATTGTTTCTTTTGTATTGCGAGTCTCGCAACAGGGACGTAGTAAGGATTTTTTTGCATCTCCTTTATAAAATAAATGCATAAAAGGAGCGTAGCACAGGGGCTCAGACTGTTGGTTTTGGTTTTCCATCAAAGTGGGCTCCTGGTCTAGATCCTTCAGTTACATTTGTTGGATCATATCTGTCAAAATATCTTTGTAGCATTGGTTCAATAGTAAGCGTATCAGTTCCTCTGATTTTATTCAACGCTAATTCTGCCCTCACAAAATCATTTGTATATCTTACTTTGCGCTCATGTGTTTGTGTTTTATCAAGTTCACTGTGTAGCAAATCAAACCATTGTTGTTCGTCCTTGTTCATATCAAACTCAACAATACACTCTTGAACTTGCTGTCTAATATAATCCTTGTGGTCATCGTCTAACCAACTTACACTTAGGTACCAAGGATCAACTATAGGATTAAATGTTACACCATTATGCTTGTTTGAATACTTACGTGATCCTTTAAGGAACCATTCAACATTACGCTTTACTTGGAATGCACTTACAGGCTGGAATACATGCATAATACCTGCCCACTTTAGGTTAGGCAATGTAAATATTTTGTCAAATACTTTTTGTTTTTTATCCCATTTAGTACCGTCACGTAAAAATTCGTCTGTGGCTCCTACGCCATCTACACTAATGTTAAAGCTCACTTCTTTAAACTGAGCAAGTAAGTCATAAATCCTACTTGGTAAACTTGTGCAGTTTGTTATTTGATGCAGTCTTACATTGCGAGCTTCTCCGCTGTCTACAATCTTTTTCATAATATTGTAAACACGAGGATCAATAAGTGTTTCGCCTCCACTCATTTTCAAACGAAATACTTTACTAAAGTCTAAATTACTTACCACATCAAACTTAGGATCTGAATAATCTATTTGCTGTGCTTTACGCATTGCATTCTTACTTTGTGTAACCATATCCCAATGACTCCAACCCTGTATTTCTGGGTTAGCAAGCACTTCTTGCTCAATTTGGTTACTCCAAAGGCTATTACAACTGCGACATTTCAAGTTACACAGTTTACTAGGACGTAGATCAATATCCACAGGTTTTTCAAACTCAAGTGTACCCTTTTGAATATCCCAATGTATATCTGTAAAGCCTTCTTTAAGTTCTAGCTCGTAGCGTTTTATATAATCTAATCTGTCGCTTTTATGATAGATGCCTTCACTTTCCCAACGTCCGCACCACCATTCACAAGACTCTGGCATTTTACCATCAAGAAAACTTTGACGAATTTCTTGCATTGTCTCGCCTTTCCAAAATTCTTCATGCTGATCTTTAAGACTAGATTCAGTATCCCATCGTCCAATCACATGACTCATACAACAAAGTTTATATCCTCTGTTGTTTGCATTTATGTATGTGTGCATAAACGGTGCAGGACAGAATTTTTTGTTTGGAACGATGCTTTCTAAACGTTCTGCTTCTTTTTTATCTATTTTAGCCATTCAGTTAATTCCACACATGATAAATCATCGAAAGATTGACTTCGTTGTTCATCAAGTGTTGTTGACATATATTTAAGCTGATCACGTTTTTTATATTTTACGTCTGGTTCAATCTTTTTTGCCATCTCAACATAACGTTCAAATTCTTTAACTTGCCTACAGTCAGTATTTTGCCATTTTGTTAGAGTACATTCTAGTAAACTACTAGGTAAAAACTTTGCGGCAAGTTCACTGTCTTTAGGACGTAGATTTAAATTAAAGTCAATACGGGGTATGTAATTTTTCTTTAACAACCAAGGATACTTTTCTGTATAGGATTTTAATGTAGTATACAGTTCTGGATTATTATGCCAATTATAGGCTGTTACTACTGTACTTGTTCTAACTCTAAAATGAGGATTTTCATACATTCTATGTTCATCTGCAAAAGCAAGAAACTCCATAAATCTTTCTTGCCACTTACTCCACGTAAACGGATACCGAATATAGTCGTAGGTTTCATTGCATCCGTCAACACTTACATTTAGGTCGACACCCTTAAAATGTTTTAACCTTTCTAACACCGCACGAACAAACTTGGTTCCATTTGTAGTTATTAACAATCTAATATTTTTAGCAAAGTCATTGTCAATTGCATAATCAAGAACATCAAGAAATTCTTTACTTATAAAAGGCTCACCACCTGTGACTTTTAGTACTTCAATTGTGTCTAACAATTCAATCACATATTCTTTACGTTTTTGGCTTACAGTTGCAGTGTCTTTCTGCTTGTAGTTTGTAAAAGATTTCCAATGCTCAGGCATAGGCTTTTCATTATCTCTGTACCAATCTATAGCTGAAACAAGTTGATTACTACTACTTGGGTCACACATTCTACAAGCAAGATTACAAGTGTTATCAAAACGCAAATCTAAATATTTAATTTTTTCATCTGCGTCAGGATTAACAAACTCTTTAAATTTATCTACAGTGTAGGTGTGTCTAAAACTTAGTCCGTCGTTGCGCTCTCTTGCATAACAAACTTCGCAAGCAGGATGTTCTTTTCCTTGTTGCATGTATGCCCGTATCTCGTCCATGCTTGTGCTTTCAAATGCTTGTTTTATACTGTTAGCATCATCTTTAAAATTAAAGTAACTTTCGCTGTTACAACAAGGACGATAACCTCCGCCTACACTTCCGTTTACGTGTATCCAAGGAAGTATGCAAAATGTTTTACTATTTGTTGGTTGCTTCATCTTATCTTCTCTAATGTTTTTTTGTATTTTTTTAACATTTTAAGAGCAGATAGGTCTTCATGCTCTAAGTGAAGTTGCAAATATCTTGTTACAAATTGATTTTTTATTTTCTTAATAAACTTTTCTTTCTTGTTTTTTGGCAATATTTGTATATCTAAATAATAAGGCTGTTGTAAAATATCAAAACGTGTGGGAAAATACTTTCTACTAAATTCTAAATAATTATTAATATTATGTATATTTAAATTATGAACTACAAAATGAAAAGATATTTCAATATTAGTGTGTTTTGCTTTAAAATCTTTCCACCATTTTATATTTTCGATTACTTTTTTCCAATTAGTTCCATACCTTACAAATTCTGCGGTTTTGCCTTCTCCATCTAAACTTATATCTACATTTAATTTTTTGCATTTGACAAATATATTTTGCCATTCTTTATTAGGCTTTACACTACAATTTGTAACAATTTGTAAATTTATATTTTCTAATAATAAACTTTGTAAAAATTTGATATTCCTTGGCTCCATAAAAGGTTCTCCTCCAAGAATTTTTACCATCTCTACTTTCTTTAATTCTTGGGGAACAAAATCAAAGTCTGTATATACAACTTGCTTTTTTGGTTTGGCTTTATTTGCTCCTATTGAATTTACAGCATCAATATCTTTCCACCAAGTGGTGCTGTATGCCGCATCACATGTAACACAGGCAAAATTGCAACTATTACTTAATCCAACTTCTATATATCTTATTTCAGGATTATTTTTGTTTATGTTACTAAAGTCTTGATTAGCTGTTTGTCTATAACTTTTCCTACCTAACTTTTCATCTCTATAACATTTTTCACAACCTTTGATATATTCTCCTTTTAACATTTTATTCCTTAGCTCTGTCATCTTAGAACCATAAAAATAATCACGAGGAGATATCTTATCTATATATTCTTTATCAGAAAACCTACAGCAAGGTTTGTTCCTGCCACCTACATTTGTACAACTGTGGATAAAAGGTAACGGACAATAAGTTTTGTTTACCATACCATTTCCTCAACTGACTTTCCAAAGACTTTAGAAAAATTTTGATTTTTAATAGTGTCAATTCTATGTGTATAATATATAAATGCATCTACATCTTTTTTAGATTCTCTTGAATTTTGTAAAGCATGTATAATCATATCTGCCATTTTAATTGCACCTTGACGTTGTAAACTTTTCTCCTGCGAAAATAGTTTTTTCCTAATTTTTCCAACATGTTTTATAAGATTGTTTTTTTGATTGTATAAAACATCTATGCCTAAATATGTAGGATACTGAACAAAACTATGATGCAGTCTGTCTACCGGTAATAATAACATATCGTTAATAATATTTTCTAAATCTAAAATTTGATAAGGTGTTATTGTGTTAGTAGCTTCTAAAATTGTTTTTTTGTTTTTTTTCTTAAACGTTTGAATATTTGTGATTATATTCTCATATATCCCGTTCCTAAAATAATTATAAAGATTACTACCTCCATCTACACTAATTTTTATTTGTGATCTACCAAAGTTATTCATATATTCGCTTAGTTTTTCATAATCAACAGGAGTGTTAAAATTGCTAACAATATTCACCCAAATTTTATTTCTATTTGGGTGTGCTTGTATGCCTTCTAAAAATTGCCAAAATTGTTTTTGATATAAAGGTTCGCCACCTCCAACATCTATTCTTTTAAGGTTAGGACAGTTTTGTATCAAATCAGTTACAAGATCATTTACTTGTTCTTTAGTCCATGATTGATTAGGCCACTGCCTTACCAAATTCTTTATGTCATGTGTGTAATCATCTGGCACACGTTCTACTCGTTTTAAAATACTGTTCCATTTACTTGAATAATCAGGAGCACAGTGTCTACAACTAAGGTTACATGCATTACTAAATCTTATCTCTATGTATTCAATATTACGTTGTTTAATTTTATTTTGACGATTCAACTTCGTAACCATTTTTTGATTTTGATTACTTTTTTGTCTATAACTTTCTTGTCCCCTTGATTCTTGATCTTGACAACTTTTACAATGCTCTGGCCAGACACCTTTTGCAAGTGATTGTCTTATTGCTCTAAAATTATCATTATTGATAAATTTGCTAGGAGCTACACCTTCAGATATGTTTGCTAGAGAGCCTGTGCCTCTAGGACACATTGTAATTCTATCGTCAGGTTTAAAGTTTACGGCATGAAGTGCAAAATAACAAGGCAATTTCATTTTATATTACCTATGTGATTATATAAAAATCTTGCTAGTTCAGTATGTCCTTCTTCTAACGGGTGGTTATCAGGGCCAATTGAGTAATTCTTATCTTGGCACCATTCTAAGATTCCTTGTTCTCCTAGTGGCCATATATTTTTATTCAGATCAATACATCCGTATGTGTCTATTATTTCTTTTGTAATATGATTTGGATACCTTTTGTTCCTGCATTTTTCTATCGTGCGATTAATATCATCAAATGTATGATGGTTCATTGTTAACATAACGTAAGGAATATTGTAACTTTTCAATAACATTTGTGTATCTAATATATTATTCATAGTATAAAATGCACTGCAATGTTGAGAGAAATAAATTTGATGTTTGGCAAGATGTTTGGTACTATCATTAGGAAGTTCACTCATCCTTATATCTACCCATTTCGCCATAGATTTTTCCTTCATAAACCTGGATGGCATAAGCGGAATATAGCCGGTATTATATTCGTTTGCTGGCCAATCTTTATTATATAATTCCCATCTACTAGTCGAACTCCATTGAATAACAGCTATCTTGACTTTGTCTTTATTTTTTATTATACTTCTAAGTGTAGTTCTTGCTATTCTTGCATTACTTGAACCTCCCATAGCATCGTTAAGATGACTAGGATATCCTAGAAGTTGTGTAAGGATATTACTATATCTACTCTGTCTTTTTTGTTGTAATTCATGTCCATCAGTATAACTGCATCCGTTTGCGTATAACATTATAATTCCTGCATTCCTATGTGCTTGCCTATAGGTATACTTTTCTTTGAGCATTGTTTTATACATGTAGACAAGCACCCATTCTCAAAAGAATATTTTTCACTCCAACTATTGACTAAGGCATCTGAATAATATTCACCTGCTATTATATCATCTAAGTTGTATTTGTGAAGACTGTTAAAACCTACTCCGTATTTTAAAAAAACTTTATTTTGCATCTCAGTATAATAGGTGTATCCTCTTGTCAAAGGATTTGATACAAAGCAACACGGCCAAATTGCACCGTTGTAATCTAAAAACATTTTCTTTTCTTGTCGGAAGTGACAATCTATATCAATTTCGTTACCGTAGCTTGCAACCAAATTATCAACACTAGATATATCTAATCTTTTACTAGCTCTATTTGGTACAGTTTTAATTCTGTTACGAAAAGCCATTGCATTTACTATACCATTTTCACTGTATGTAGATCTATCTCTTCTAAGTACAAAACGTTTCATGCCTATTTTTTTTGCAATTTTTTTACAACGCTTAACATCTTTTTTGTTCCAAGGAAATTCTAACATTTGCCATAATGCAGATCCTCCTGCTTTTATAAAAATTTCTGCATGACTTATTATATCATCCCAATTTTCTACACCACGATACAAAAAATGATTTTCTTGCATTCCGTCAATGCTAAATCTAACCATATGTTGCGGATGCCTACATAATTTCTCGGCAAGCTCAACGTAAAATTTATTACTACGCAAACTTCCGTTCGTGTGTATGCTTACAGTGCATTGAGGATTGTATGTATAGATAGTGTCTAGTATATCTAAGAAATATTTATGAGCCAAGGGTTCATCTACTGTACCGCAAAATTCAATTTCTTTAATTTGTCTTCCTACATCTGTATCAAATATGTTTTTGAAAACGTCTGTAGGCAAAAATTTAGTTCCTTCTTGCTTGAATAAAAATTTTGCATTAGGTGCAACCCTTACACAACCTTGACAATCTGCATTGCAAAAATTAGATATCTCTACCTGTAATACATCTATCTGTGTCAAATACTTCATGTAAATTGTTCTGCATATGGATCAAATTCGCTTCCGCATTTTTGAGCGCAAACTCCTAATTTTCCTTGGGCAATACTTTCTTTTTTCCAACTATCTGATATGCTGTTAATTAATTTTCCATTAACAACTGTTTTAATATCATTATTGATAATATTTATACCCTGTTTTCCTCCTGCAAAATCTATATGATCCCAAATTTGTTCAACACGAGGATCATTATGCCACCATTTATACATTCGTCCAGCTGTCCAACAACATGGCATCAAAAGTCCTTCGGCAGTTACAAAAATACTACCTTGTTTTGCTACCTTACAAGTTACACTACATTTGTCTAGATAATTGGCCATACTACCGTAAGATTTTTCAATCTCTTTTTGTTTAAGCAATGCAAGATTTTGATTTTGTTCTTGTGTTGGTTTTTGTAGTTTTTGTGTATCTGACCCTTTGCGATTTACAGCTTGATGTTCATTTTTTGGTTTTATATCAGTTGTAATAAATCTGCCTGATTTCTTCTTTACAAACTTTTCACATCCCCATACTTTTGCAAGTGCTTCTGCTTGTTCAACTTGATGTTCGTTGTGCTGAAATATTAAATAATCCCATCGAGCTCTACCTCCGGCATCAATAAATGCTCGCATGTTGCGTTCTACATTGTCCCATACAACATTCTGCCTGTACAAATGATTAGTGTCCCTAAGGCCGTCCACGCTGAAAATAACAGCACCCATCCTGCCAAAAACTTTGGCCAGTTCACGCCACCATGCTTCATCTTTTGCTCCTGCATTTGTATTCATACTAAGCCACATGTTAGGGTTATGTGTTCTAAAATAACGAAAAACTTCAAGTGTATCTCGCGCTATTATAGGGTCTCCTAGGTTACCACACATATACATTGTTTTTAATTGTTTTATAAAAGAAGGTTTAAATATCTTAACGCAATCTTCGTGAGACAATTCTGCATTTGTAATATGAGGGTTGTCTGCACCTCCATTCATATTGCGATCACACATAGGACATGCGGCTTGACAACGTTGGGTAATTTCTAAATGTACTTCTTTAATATCTTCGTATCTATACATATTTCATATCTCTAAGAATAACTGGCCACAATTCCTTCCAAGTTTCTTTAGTAAAATGAGATCCATCCATGCAAAGACTTTCGTGATGTTCTAAACCATGTTTTTTACATATATAATTTCGTAAATCAACCTTTAAAACAAATGACATAGGTTTAGTCAACTTTTTGAAGTAAGGATAATTAAATACATTTCTGAAGCCGTTTACTGACACCCAATTTACTACATGCCCTTGGTTTTTTAAATAACCGTCTATTATCGAGCACTTACATAGTATATCATCAAATTCTAATCTTTCATTTGAAAAAACTTTAACTTTGCTAAGTGTACGAATTGCATTAGCTCCTCCAATAACTTTCTTTTTTCCGCTCCTTAATTGATCATCTATTGCTAACCAGTTGCCCATATCCTGTGTTTTGCTGTAAAAAAAAGAATAATCTTTTAAATCAAATTCTTTTTTGACAAAGTCTCCGTAATGATAATTATCTTCATTTATCCATTCATGATATCTACCATTGCAAGGTATTTCGATAAGCCAAGTGTATTTGGATTGTTTATGCCTACTTATAAATTTGGCTATTCTTAAAAAATATGTATCTATACCATATCCGCTTATTGAAATATTATGTTTAAAATATAAATGTGCTTGTGGGTTATATTTAGGGGTAAAATGACTTGTCCCTATAAGTACGTTAGTGTTCATGGTAAAATCAACCTCACATCTTTTCCTGGGCCAGTTTTACTAGGCAAGTCACCGTATTTTCCCACATACCAGTCTATAACAGCAACATACCAGTTTTGACTGTTGTGATGTGCTTGTTTGTTAAATTGATATATGTTGTTATTAGTAGCTTGCATAGTGCTTAGAGCTCTAGCACTTTCTTGCTGTAACTGTCTTAGTGATAATTTATTTGTGTCCAATTCTCATATACCTCGTATATTTTTCTAAAGGCAACTCACCTGCAAATTTAACTTCGCTTAATGGTGCCATTTGTTCAAAATGCGAACTATCTTTGACACAATTTACATGCTCTGGCAAATCAAAATAATCATTACTTTGCAAAATTACTAATTTACCTTGTGGAATTTTTGCATACCACTCCTCAAAGTTTTCTATATGTTCGCAACTTGTGTTTATAATAGTATCCGGAACATCCTTTAATTCTTCTATTTGGCCGTTATTTTTTACTGTTTCATACACATGACGTTTATAATCAATATCTAATATGTTCTTTGTCTGTGCTTTAAATTTCCAATTGTCAAGCACTAGATCTTTGTTGAATATTTCTGCAATTTTCCACACATTTGGGTCAACATCAAAACTTCTAATTTTATCAAACTGAATATTGCGTTCTTGGAATAGTTGCACAATAGTAGAATACCAACCTGCACAGATATATACAGTGCCTAAATGCCAGCCAGTTATGTTATCTGCTAGCCATAATTTACTTTTTATCTGTCCTCTACTAAAACTATCTTTGTCGAAATCAATGTTTTCTTGTGCAATAGTTTTCAAAGCCTTAACATAAGGGCTTCCTGTGTATTCCTCTAACACTTTATACAATGAATGGATATCGTTTTCCAATATCTTAAATACATTTTCTAAATTAGGACACAGTCTTCTTAGGCTATACAAGTTTTTTTCTAAAACAGCTTTGCGTAGATCATCATCGCAGTTAACAAGTCTAAAAATGCTGTGTAGATTTTTTTCAACCACTGCTTTGCGTAGTTCTTCATTAGGATCTAACTTAAATACACTACTAGGATCTCTGTCATTATAAAATCTGCGAACATGTTCTATCTTTCCTTGATATAATAATTCGAATCTATCAAGTAAATCTACAATTTCGTTATCAAGTGTAACTTGTGTTTCTTCTATAGGCACTAGTTCAGATGGCTTTAATGTTTTATTTTCATTAAATTGTTCTTTCAACCAATCAAAGTCGTTAATTAGCCGAAGATCAGACCCCCTAGAAAGGCCAAACTCCATACCAGCCCTAGCACCTCTAATGGCATGTTCACCAAACTTTCTATCGTGTCCCACGGTTGTCCAAGTTTCGAGTCTTTCATTTGTTTCTCCTGTTTTTTGTCTATCAATTACTTTACTACTTAATTTTGCACATTCTCTAAACGCACTTCTCCAAGTGCTGAATGGATCAGTATTAAATGCAGTAACATTACTTACAACCTTTATCGGTTTGAAATGCCTGCTAATACTTGTTGTCATATCTGGCTTTGTAGTGTCCATATTTAAGGTTAGTGTCCGAGGGAACAATTTTACTCCGCCATATCCGTATTCTAAATCATTTACAGGATTTTTACTGCGCCAAACTTTTACATAATCCTTTTCATCATCTGGAGATATGTAATCAAAATTAAAATCATCTACAATTTTAGCGTCACCGTCAACTATCCATATCATTTCTGTTGTGCATAACTTAGCGGCTTCTATATGAGCTTGATGTATGCCCTTTACCCCATGAACACGTTTTGCTCTTGGAAATCTACTTTTTAAATCATTGTAATTTTGTTCAGCTTCTAATTCGTCATAGGTGATCATTACAATATCATACAATTCTTTTTCTTGAAAATTTTCTAACAAGAAATCTTGTCCGGTACGCACAGGCGGCGTATACATACTTTTGAAGAATTTACTTTGTTCTTGTTCGTAAGGATCTATAGGAATATCAAGTTCTAGTTGTTCTTTTAGTGTAATTCCCAATGCTTGAATTGCTTCTAATAACATTTCTTTAGGATCTGTATCTGCAAGTAGATTCATTTTATTCTTCCAGAGCTCATTCAAATATTCAAAATCTCTTACATTTACAAAATCCCAATCTGTGCAATTTGTTAGATAACAACCTTCTCTTGCTCCATAAATGGCCCATAATCCGTTTTCAGTGTCAGCACCTACAGTCTGCCAGATTTTCAATCTTTGTAAATTTTTCTTGTGTACAGTTTTTTCGAATTTAGAAATACCGGAAATTTTTTCACCTTCATATAAACTCATCTTTACACCTTCGCGAAAACCTGCTCTCCAGGCTTGCCAAGGTGTTGCATTGTTATACACGTAACTATAGACTTTGTTAATTTGCAAATATTGTAAATCCCAGCAAAAATCTACCTGTGCTTGCGGATTATTAGGATCGGCATTTTCATGTGTTTTCATATCTAACACAACTTGTTTAGGCCAGCATTTGATGCCTCCATTACCGTACGTCAACCCATTTACAATGTTGTATCCACTCCAGCTTATCACACACTTATCAAGATCAACATCATCTTTGAATACTAGTTCTTCTTCTACAAACTTAGCGTCTATTATGTTATCTCCATCTATTGTAATAAAACGTTCAGTTTCGCTAAGTTCAGCACATGCTTTATGTGCGGCATCTGACCCTTCTACACCATGAATGCGTTTTGCCCAAGGTACTTTTGTAAGAAGGTCAGCGTAATTTTTTTCAGCATTAGGTTCGTCATATGACAAATATATAATATCGTAATCCCGTACTTTAATAATTTGACCCATAACTACTCCTGTATATGTATGTATTCTTCAAAGCTAGATCTGCAAGTTAACCTGACATGTGTGCTATTTGTATTTTTTGTGATACACAGATCATTGTCTAAACACTCTTTTACTGGAATTGCAATTGTTTCATGTAATATATTGTGGTTTCCTTTATCTACAACATGTATTAATTTTGTATAACTTTCCATCGACTTTAGTGTTAACTTTGTGGTATCATCTAGATTGTGGCTGATTTTCCAGCAGTCTTTTTTCTGTATAATATGTATAGTATTTGGTTTTTTACTGTTTGATAAAAATATTTTACCTGCTTCTTCTTGATCAAGTTGGACTTGTTTTTTTATAAGTTTATTTTCAACAACAATAAAATCATTAAAATTTAATTTGCCTTCATTAAGGTCAGTAAAGATTTCATAAGATATTTCTATGTAGGCACCTACATCATTGTTGCTGTTAGTTACAGTTAATACAGATCCTGTCTCATCATAATATAGATAATACATCAGAAAATTCCTCCTCTACATAATGAAATAATCCTTTTTGGATAAAATTACCTATGTATAAATTTTTATCATAACTAAAACTAAGTTTATTAGTCCATTTTTCTGGAATATATTGCCATTCTTGAATAGCCGGCTTCATATGAACAAATTCAAAATTATTATCATTTGTTAAACCTAATATTTTACAGGCGATCGCTGCCGCTACATCAATGCTGAACCATTTTTGTTTTTTATAAGGAGTATACATATCCCAGAAATATTGCCAATTTTTACAAATCGTTTCAAATAATTCAAAAAATTTTTTAGATTTGTCAGTTTTTGTAAAATAATAACAAGCAGAATATACATTAGGCAAATTATTTGCTACAAATGTTTTTCTATAATAATTATTTTTTACTAAATTGTTTCTATAGGTTTTTACTTTCGTGGTAAAACTAATGTCTTCAATACAATGAAAAAATTTGTCAATATTTGACACACATAACATGTCAGCATCTAACACAATTGTTTGATCAAACGGCGATAGTTCAAATGCTTTGTATCTATTTTCAATCTTCCATTTAGAATCTTTAGCTAAATCTTGGTCAAATTCACTCAATATAACAACATCTTTATTTTCGCAATATTTTTCTATTGATTTTTTCAACAATTCTGCTTGTTTTACGTAATCAGTTTTGCTGTTGTTTTGAGCAAATATTACAAATCCTTTAGACATTATCAATTATCCTGTCTAAACTATATTTGTTCATTACATGTACATTACTATTTTTAAATTTGCATAGAGTATTATTTTCTAATAAAAATTTTAAATTATTGTTATTGTTTTCTAACAAAGTATCTCTATCTAATGTATAAAAAATTGTAGTAGGTAATTCACTTATATAACTTTTTGAAAAATTAGACATAGTATGAATAGCTATACTGAAAGCAAAATCATTTCTATAATTCTTATCTACTATATCATAATTAAATCTATAAAACTCCCAATTTTCTTTAATATGTTTTACTAGGTCAAAAAACTTTTTTGTTGCGGCTGTTTTATTAAAATAAAATACAGTAGCCCAGTACATATTAAGGCCAGTGTCACTTATTTTATGCATCGGTGTTCTTGTTGATAATGCGTCAACATGATTTTTACTAATTTGTAAATCTTGTAGGTCGAAACATTTTAACAAATCGTTGTTTCCTAGTATTACATCTGTATCCATTACAATAGTTTTATCAAAAGGAGACAGATCATAGCAATCTGATCTACTGGCGTTGTTCCAATTCAAACGTTTTTTACGATAAGGTCCATCGTAAAAGGTTTTGCTTTGTTGTATATTCTGATTATCATGTATTACAATATCTATGAACCTATTATTTACATCTTGATTTGTAACCAATGCAACCGGAAGGTTAAGATGTTTTTTGATATGTTTAGCACAATAAACTGCTTGTTTCACATAATCTACTTCATTGTTATATGCAAAAAGTAATACGCCTTTAACCATCAATTAATCCTGCCACATCTTTCTTAGATGATAAATCTTTCAACTGTTTGTGGTAATTTACAACAGCATTATCGTACTGAGATTGAATAGTTTGATAAAAAGACTTTGTATCTTCTATTTCAATAGGCACATTATTATCATCCATAATTACATCTGCATTACCTATATATGCATAAATGATCAAACTTCTATCAATAGTAAATTTGCCGCCGTTAAAGTAAATTACACAAGCATCTAAGAATTGTGTTTTTAGGATTTGTTTTTGATTATTGTATGTTTCTAGATACTTAGAAAATTCTAGTGCTTTCTCAAGTCTTTCATCCATATGAATACCTCATTTATAGAGTTAATTATACTATAAAATCAACAAATTGTCAAGAATTAAAAGGTATTTGTTGAACCTAATGCAACCGATGGTGCAGTAACTTCTACGTTTACACCTGTTGCCCTACGATGATAAAGCGTAGTTGTTAGTGTACCTTGGACAGGTTCGTCTACTAATGGCCCAAATGGTGCTGGTGGACTCGGATTTGGTCTGTCACCTTCATCGTCATCTCTAAAAAATATTCTTACTCTAATACCATTTGCAATATAACGTATGAAAATTTGATAATCGTTTTCTGAGTAAGGAGTTGCTCCTCCTCTTTGATAAATTTGTACCTCAGATCCATTAGTGTTTAGGTCATACATTCCTGTGTCTGTTATGGTGCCTCCAGAACCACCGCCATCTGCAAAAGCACTTGTATAGTTAATTACAACATTCGGTGCATTGTCTATCATGTTTTTCCAGTCAAGAGTTTTTGCTTCACTTCCAGTATATGCTAAAGATGTTACAACTTTTAAAGATCCTCCTGCATTCCAAAATGCTTTGAAATCATTTGCACTTGCCCATGATAATTCAATATCATGTATTTGTACTCCGTTCCAATTAGTTTTTGTTTTATTAGATGCAGTTGCCAACGTGCTTTGGTCAGTAGCCAAAAGAAATCTATTTGTTGTCACTGTGCTTAGTGCAGATTCGTATTCATCATGGATTACTTTTGTAATTCCAGTATCAGCATCTGTCAATGTAAGCGCAACTGCGTTACTACCACCTGCTTGGTGTGCAGACGCTTTTCTAATATCAGTTCTTAGTGCATTCCATTGGGTTGATGTGATAGTATCACCAACAGACACACTTGGAGCAGATATTGTTTGATTATATCCTGTTGAAGAATCTCCTGAACCTGCAGGAGTTCCCATTATAGTGTTTATTCCACTACGTAGTGCAGTATATTCTGCTTCTCCAATTGTTTGTCCTACATTGACCGGCATACTATCTCCTTTTAACTACGCAGTTATTTATACCTTCAAAACACACTCTATCAATTTTTCGTCTTCTGAATCGCTTGCTTCTAAAGCAATGCCTACTAGTCCGCTTGTTGCAACAGTAGAACACACACCATCTGCCCATGCATAAACTGGATCTCCTTTTTTAACCATTCCTTTAACCCTTACAGGAACACGGCCTTTTAATCCAATTGCCTGGCCTTCTGATCCACTGTTCATTAGATAAGCAGGTTCAGCTGATATCACACCTATACACATGCAACTAGAAGCACATGCTGTAGTTTCAGCATCTCCTCCTACACACATTGCTGTGCCTACTGGATATTCTTTATCTGTTGTATACTTCTCAGCTAAGTCAGCATATCTTGCACTTGTAGCTAATCCTTGGAAAAGGACCGCATTTAGATTTCCTGCCGCATCTCTTACTGCAACTGTGTTTCCGCCTGCGGCGCTGTCTGATCCTACATCTGGATTTCTTGCTGTGCCGCTTACTATTAATTGTTCTGCCTTTTGGGAAGTACCATAAAAATTATTTGCATATATGCTATTAAATCTTATAAAATCATCTGCACCTGGTGATGTTTCATCTTTACCAATGTTAATTGATTTATAAACTGTTGGCCCTGTGCTTTGAATACCTGGTAAAATTTCTCCTGGACGAATATCTATTACATTGACACTTGCTCCACCAGTTTCTTTTACTCTAAATTTAATTTCGTCACCTTGCGAATTTTGAATCACACCTTCGTTGTCATTTTCAATAAACAATTTAAGATCAAGTCCTGCACCAATAGCAATACCTGCATCTGTCTGAAAGTTTGTTATTTCTGTGAATACTGTGGGTGCACCTGGATTAGCAGTGACATAATTACTTGCATCAACTCCATTAAGTTTCAATGCATTAGATGCAGTACCGTGGAATTGATGATCTGTGCTAGTGACACCGGCAGTTGCACTCTGTGTATTTTTAAGTGTAACACCTTGTCTTACAACGTCAAATCCTGAAATGGCGTTTTCAGCATCTGCGCTGTCAATTGTAAACTCTACAGGGCTTATTATAAAAATTACTTCATCATTTACTGTAGCGGCAATAACGCTTCTTGATATAGAACCAGTGTCTCTAACAGTTTTACTTTGCATTTGTGTGATGCCTGAACCAGCATCTTGGGGTCCTACTAATACAAAGTCTGTTCCGTTGTATGCATATAATTGTTGGTTAGTTGTATCCCACCAAAAATCACCAGTTGATAAACCTGCAGGAGCAGTAGCACTTATTTCTGCACCGCCTGTTGTACGCCATTTACCACCGTCATAAAACTTTAATTTGCTGTTTGCACTATCAAACCAGATTTGACCTCTTATAGCCCTCGGTGGTTGATTAGCACCTGCAAAATTTTCTAGTAAAAATACAAAGTTTTCGTTTTGTATTTCGCCATACCCTGCATAATTTTTACCAACAAGTTTTATGTCGGTAGTTTGGTCAATAGTACCGTCTTGAACTACTGTAAGCTGGGTAGTATCATATTTGTTAATTGTATACGCCATTTATAAACCCCTTGTTGCAAGTATTTATCATATCCTTACGGATATGTTACTGTGCTATTGTGCGTCCACACGCCCCCTGTTATTGTAAATGTCATTGTATACCTTGCTGGTGTCAATGACACAGTTCCTGATGCAGTATTTGTAGCAGTAATATCTTGTATCACTGTTTGGTTTTGCGTTCCTGCACTATCTACTGCAATGCTTGATTTTTGTAGTGTCTTTGTTGCATCTGGTGATGTTCCTACAGACACATTTATTCCACTAACTGTAGCAGAAGCATATGATGTACAATGTATTTTTGCAACTTTACCGTTGGATGCTCCGGATGCAGTGTATATGCTGTTCAACACACTTCTTACATCAGTAATCGGTCCACTTGCTGTTCCTGCTGGATCAGGTGTTGAAAAACCTGTAATATCAAGAGAAAACGCAATATTTTCTGTTGTAACAGTATTATCAACATATCCTTTGTTTGCAACATCAACAGCAACAGTAGGATCAGCTACGCCTGTTATTTTTTGTGAATTAATTGTAATATCGCCAGTTGAAGTAATATTCAACGCACCTGGGGAACTTATACTTCCCACCGCGGCATTTCCTGAAACAGTCAAACTGCTTAATGTACCAACACTTGTAAGTGAACTATTTACAACCCCGCTTCCAAGTGTTGTTGCCGTCAAAACATTATTGTTGTTGATTCTAAAAGACTTACCTAATTCAAGATCAATATTCTGATTGCTTGTAAAGTTTCCTGTTGCATTACGCCATACAAAATCTTTACTACCGTTTAAACTATTAACAACAAAGCCGCCGCCATCAACTTGTGCGTCTGTCAATTCAGTAGAATCTTCAGATACACCTAAATTAATTTGCGGATCTTGGATACGCATTTGTTCTGTATCAACTGCAAAAGTAGTACCAGTAATAATTAGGTTTCCTGCAACTGTAAGATCTCCTGTAAATCTGCCACTGCCGGTAATGTCTAATTCAACTGTAGGTGTTGTTTGAAAAAGTCCAAATCTACTATTACTTGCATCAAAATGTAAAGCAGGAATCTGATCGTTTCCGACTAATCTTCGTAATTGGAAGTCTTGGTTTTGCTCTAATAAATCAATCACTGTAGTTGTATCATTATCAAGCACTTTGAAAACACCGTATTGTGTGTCCCCTACACCAACTTTAAGTCCGGTGATTCCTTTTACAAACAGTCCACCTTCCATAGTCTGGTCAACAATTAAATTTTGATTATCACGTTCATTTGTTCTAACAAAATCTGTAGAACTATAATTTACACCATTTGAATCAACAAGGTTTTCAGCTGTTGATGCTATACCATTCCAACGATATGCAACATTATCTCCATTGTCAATTTCATATAAAGGATTGAATCCTACCTTTATCAATCTACCGCTTGCATACGGTAATAATGTATCATCTGCTCTAGGTGTAAATTGCACATGGCTGTGTATACCTACAAGATTACCTTGTATATACTGTGCAAGCACCGCTCTAATCCTACCAGCAGTGTCAATCATTGTAATCGCTTCTAAAGAAGTTTTTCCTTGTGCAGAGCTATATGGCGGACCTACTAGAACTAAATCTGTACCATCATAAAAATAAAGTTTGTTTTCTTCATTGTTTATCCACAAATCACCTGCTATCATATTTGGTTGAGTTGCGCTTACAATCGGCCCACCCGCAATTCTAAAAGTATCTCCGTTATATACTTTTAAGCGTTCAGTGCTTTTGTCATACCATAGTTGTCCTGCTAATGGATTTGACGGCGTAGATGTAGAAGCAAAATTTTCTAAAAGTTTTATGTAATTTTCATTAAGGAATTCTCCAAAACCTTTGTAATTTCGTCCAACTAGTATTAAATCTGAGCTAGTATTATCAATTATACCGTCTTGTAATTCAACAAGTAAAGTGCCGTCTGTTTTATTAAGTTTATAACTCATGCTACTACTCCAGTATAAATCAAGTAATTAATTGTTTGGTAGGGATTCATAACATTTAACGGATCACTTGCTGAGTTAGTCCTATCAACACCACCACTCTTTTCAATAGTTTGTGATGGAGTATCATTAGGAGTCTCAGTGACTTCAATCCTGCTAAGATCAGCATCTCCTGGTTTATCTCCTTGTGTTCCATCAATCGCTCTAACAAGATTGAACTGTGTTCCGTTTTCACTAGTCAAATCATGTTCGTGTTCTGGTAAATTTTCTAATTCAATTGAACGTGTAGGTAATCCGTCTACAGATCCTATTGTTTGAGCATTAAGTTCTCTATTCCTGTTATCAGGATCTGGATCTGGTGGTATAGGTGGATTAGTTCCGCCCATGTACACATTACCTAATGGAAATCTACCTCTCAAATCAGGCAATATAAAGTTTCCTGTTGTAGGCTCAGCACCGTAACTAAATCCAATTAACTGGAAAAGGCTGTTGTATGTGCCTTGACTTAATTCTTGTCCATTGCAAAATTTCCAACCCGGTGGTTCAATATTTCCTGCATATGGCATAACACTACCTACAGGCGCTAGTCCAGCAATATTAGAAAACAAAGTTTGTCGTGATATTCTTCTTAAGCCTGTGCTTTGACCGCTTATCCTATCTATTAAAAATTCATCATTTGATAAACTGTCGTTTACTTGATCTTTACTTGAAATAATTGTATTTTTAATTGAAAGATCAAAGGTTTTTAGTGTACCACCAGTGGTGCCGTCAAACACCTGTTCTGAGGTTTCTACATCTCCTGTAATTCTAAATGTTGTAGGAGTATTAAGTTTTTCTGCACTTCCTGCTGTTCCAGAAGCATTACCTAATAATGTTCCTTCAAGAGTTCCGAAGAATGTTGTTGCATGTATTTCGCGCCATTTGTTAGAATCACTACCTATGTTACGCGAATTGTTAATATCAGGCATTATAAGTTCACTTTCAGGTGTATCAACAATTAAGTTGTTGTTACCTAATGTAATGCCTTTTTGTATAATAATATTTTCACCTACATTTAAAGTTTTAGCAATACCAGCGCCACCTTTGACTACAAGACTGCCTGTACTAATATTTGTACTTTCAGTCACATCATTCAATTTTATTTTTCCGCTAGTTTGTAAATTTCCTGTAATATCAAGTGCTTCGTCAGGCGCTTCATTATTGATGCCTACTCGCAGACTACTATCTACACGCAATACTGTATTGCTAGATCCTGAATTACGAACACGCATATCAATATTAGATCCTTCGATATTGTGTTGTATAACTCCTGCACTACCTTCAATACCTATACCTAATTCACCGTTTATACCGTAAGATATACCTGCGTTGTTTTGAATATTTAATGGGACTGTTGCTGTAGATTCAACATCTCCACGTAAAAAGTTAGAAGATGGAACTGCAAGATCATTAACAATTAAGTTTTCAGCTCTTTCTGCAATTCCATAAAATTTAACATTATTGATACCGTCACCGTCTGTATCTCTGCTTGCTAAATTAATTCCAGGTTTAACTACTGTAAACCCAGGAATAGTTGCTTTAGGTGTAAATTCATCAAATGCAATAAGTGCAACAATGTTTGCATTTACTTCAACTTGTATTACTTTATGATCAATATTATCTTGTCCAACAATAGTTGCTGGTGATGTTCCTGTCGTTAATCCGTCACTAAATTCTGGACCTACAAGTATCCAACCCGATCCACTAAACAAATATAACTGTTGCGTTTCGGAATTTGCCCATAAATCGCCTGCTGTGGCTTCGGTTCCGTCTGGTTGGCTAGCACTTTTGATTAGTCCTCCTGCTGGCTTAAAGCGTGTGCCATCATATACTAACAATTCATTTCTTGTAGCCGAATCATTAAACCATAGTTGTCCTTTAGTTGGGTTGTCTGGTTCTGTTGCATTTGAAAAATTTTCAAGTAAGTGAAGTAAAGATTCTGCAATAACTTGTCCGTATCCTGAACTGCCCTTGCCAGGAATACCTATACTTGTGCTACGGTTAATAGTACCGTCTTCAACTATAACAGGGTCTTTGTCAGCACTATTTGTAAATTGTATTGTATATGCCATCTACTTACCCCTCGTTAAATCCAGTTAAACTTTGTACTCTTACTGTGTAATCTATTTGAATCAATCTATTCAAGGATTTTTGTACAGGATGAAAAATGACATGTGTAAGTAATCTTCCACTACCTGATGCGCTGTATGCCTTCAATCCTAATTCGTCAAAAACATATAAACTATTATTATCTGTTGCTGTATCAAAGGCATCTTGTCCTGACGGCTCACCGTAGTCTAAAAGACAAGTTACAATTATATCAGTATAATTAGTTCCACTTACATGACGTGTTTCAATTTTATTTCTAGCAGGATCTAAATTGTTAACACTTCTGTCATCTACAACTTTTGTAAACGTTTCATTATACAAACTTGCATTTGTACCAGTAGAGTTTGGCGTAAGGTATGTTATAATTCCTGTAGGGTCAACACTTGTACCACCGTTTCCAAATCCCATTTCATAAATCCAACCTGTTCCACCGTTTCCTAAACTTTCTGCAAGGCTTATACTCATATTTTCATAATGAATAGCATTGCGTTTATCGACTAGAACTTCGCCAGATTCTGGATTATGTATCTTAATGTGTCCTTGTATTAACACACCACTTTTTTCGTTTATTTTATCTGTCATAGTTTATACCATCCTGCTGTTGTATTTATCGCGGTAAGTCAACTGTTGCGGCACGTAAGAATTTAGCAATGTTAGAATCACTATCTCCTAACGATATTCCGGGATCTGTCCATAATTTTCCTTGTCGTCTTACAACTATTATTTTTGTGTTTAAAATAGGAGGAGTAGATAACACTAAATCATTGCCATTTATAGTAAATTCTGGCGCTAATGTTTCATCTCCTTCTGGACTATCTTGTGCTATAGGATCTCCCCCAAACACATAACTGCTTATACTATTTTTCCTCAAACGTTTTCCTGCAACAAATACTTCAAATTCGTTGACATTGTTGGGTGTAAAATCTAATGGATATTGTGTAGATGTACCATCAGCTGTAAGTATAGTTGTTAATGTTTCATCTTTGTATGGCATCACAGAATCTGGTCCTGAATCAAATACTTTTGTACCTTTGGCATACACATCTGCAACACCAGTACCTAATGTTCCTCTTCTAAACTGACTAATAACATTTCCGTTTCTTACAAAATATTCAATACGTTCTTTGTCAATAAAGATTACTGCTGGAATTCTAGCGCCTGCCTCTGGTGCAGGTAAATTGTCTCCGTTTATTACAGTTATACTCTGATCATATTGATGAAGATCTACAGCAAGAGTAACGTTGTCTTCATCTGAAATACGCTTGTATGCAGTTTTATTCATCATATCTTTAAATTGTGACCATCCATATCTATTTCTTGTTAAGGGTGCCGCAAAATGTATTACTTGAACTACATCATTTTGATTAATTTCTGACTCTATTTTGACATATAACTTGTTATCTGTAACATAGTAATTTACACTCGGAGTAAGTAATTCGCCGTTGATTGTTACCCATACATACTGAGCATCAACTGCTGGTTTATTAAGTTTTATTAATCCGTTTTGCAGATGTAAATATTTTTGATATGCATCTGTTCCTGGCGTCAATGTAATCCTATCAATAACATCGTATTCTATACGCTGAATATCTTGGTAATCATGATTTGTAAATTGATATATTTTGATATCTGTATTTTCTGCAAACGTTGTATCAAAATGTATTTGGCTAGGAGTTTCTATAAAATCATTATTGTTTGGATCAAAATATCCAAATCTGTATTCTCCGGTATCCATAACAAATATATCTAAATTATCTCCATCTTTTTGATCTACATCTGTTCTTAAGCGTAGTAATGTTTTACTTCCAACAGTCAAACTGTATTGATCACTGGTAAGTCTGTTTCCGTTTAGGTATACCTGCATCTTCTTTGCGCTAAGTGTACCTGGAGGGAACTGCCAAGTCTCCATTTCATATTCAATTTTTGTTTCTATTGCAGAAATGCGTAGTGAATATCCTGCATTTAATATCTGATTGCCAGCTTTCACAATTGTTTTGTATGATCCTGGTTGTTGTGTCCCTGGTGTTTGTGTTAAACTGTAAATAGTTGTACTTCCGTCAGCAATAATATTTTGTATGTTAACTTCACTGTAATTTTTTATATCTTCATCTGCATCAAATATTGCAAAGCGTATCACATCACCAACCACAGGAGGTTGAGCAAAACGTATTACAACGTTTCCGGCAATACCATCTTTATCAATAGTACTTTCTTCAAACGAATTATCTATTGTATTTCCATTTAGACTTACTATATTTTGTAGTTCGTCTTTATATCTTACATTTGTAACAAATCTTGCTGTACTGCCATCTGCAATTATAGTATCTATGTCTAATATTTCTGCGCCACTTACATCTAGTGTTACAATGTTTAATATTTTATTTGCAGTAGGTGCGGTAGAAAACACTATTTCATTTGTAGAGTAATCTACAGTATAATTAGTAACTATGATATTATCTATTTTTACAAATACATTTATATTTGCTATTGGTGTTGTGCCGATTGCAAAATTAGTTGTTGTACCATCTGTCTCATAAACACAAGACACTATATTGCTTGCACCTCCTCTAGGCTTTTCATAAACTTTTATATCCACTGTATCAAGAACTTGGCCTGGTATTTGTTCTTCTGGTCCGGCACTTGTTGTAGGCGTTACAAATCCGTCGCCGTCAATAGTAATATCCCCACTTGCAATACCTGTTGCTGTTGAATAATTTAAGTTTCCACCTTGTAGAATACTATCATAAGTTTGTTCGTTTGGTAAGAATGTACCATCACTTGTAGACTTACGAATAATTAGTACATCACCATCACCAACCTGTATTACTGCACCAGTATTGTTACCTAAAGGATCGTAAGTTTGTACTTTAAAATCATCTAAGAACATTGTTTGTGTTATGCCGTCACCTATAAGGCTTGTCATAATAGCATTTGGATTAGTAGTAACAGTGCTACCATCGTAATTAGGATCATCCAATCTTACATTATTTTTATATACGTGATATTCTACACCTTGTTCCAAAGGTTTATTTAATTGTATTTCGACAGTGCTTCCATCAAATTCAAATATTTCATCCTCAAATGTATTATCATAAGTGTCCCAAGTTGATTCAAAGTAATTATCTGTGTCCCAACCTTGTGATTGTTCAAAACCAAAACTCTTAACCTCAACTCCACCATAGTCTATACCGGTCATAAGTTGACCTAGTGATTTACCTAATTGTCCTTTTTGAGGATTATATAGTTTTTCGATCCTGTCAGGTGCATGGAACAGCTCTGCAGATATCTTATATGTTATTACAATAGTTTCTTCTTTGTTAGGTTTTTCAACAAATTCTATTCTACCAAAATATCTCTCATATGTAGCGTCTTTATCTAATATATTTTCGTATGTGTATTCGTTACTTAATAGTTCAATATTATTTTTTGTTACGATAACATTAGTGATATCTAAATCTATAGGCCATTTAAGATCAAACTGGAATTCGCTTCCAGATGCTGTAAATGTCTCAGTTTTATCAATATTTGTATAAACATAAGTTCCTGAGGTTCTATCAAATTTTACTGTTGTTTTGATTCCTCTGACAGGACTATTTCCTATCTGTACACTAAATGTTGCCGGACGTCCGCCATCTAAAATATTTCCATTCACAACAACTCTTGGAACACTATAGTATCCAGAACCAGGAGCCAAAACATCAACACCTGTGACATTACCTTTAGTTCCAATGTAACTTTTTAGAACAGTACCAGATCCGCCGCCGCCTTCTAATGTAATTTGCGGTGGATTTGTATAACCTGCTCCTTGATCTACTGGTGTAACCTTGACAACATTGTATGTGCTATTATCTAACCAGTTTTTATTAGGATATGTTTCTAAATCTGTGTTTGTTCCAACAAGTGTATCTTGGATTACTTTTACATCTTGTGGTATTATTTTACCTGCTATTTCATTATAAGACGCAGGTAAATCAAAATCAGTTGTAACTGTTTGTGTAGGATCCAAGCCTTCATATGCACTCAAATATTCTCTAATTTTAGTGCTAAAAGGTTTTACTTCTTTTACATATGCTTCGTAACTAGGTAAATTGTCATTATTAAAAGTAATATCTTCTCTAAGTTGTCCAACATTATGCTTGGCCTTAATGAAACTAGTTTTAAATGCCCAATCAACGTATGTCTGTTCTGCAAACACATATCTTATGCCTGCAAAAAATGCTTTGTTAAATTCTACAAGTAATTCGTCTACAAATAAATCATCTCGTATAGCTTCTAAAATAATTCTAAGCTCTGTTGTAGGCTCACTATCAAATATTTTCGTATCAAAACTAATGCTGTCGTATCCTGTAAAGCCTGCTGTAACATCATATAAATTATTTTTAAATTTTACAGTTCCGTTTTGTCTACCTATTGTTTTATAATTAATGCTGTAATCTTCTGTATCGAAATCAAATTCTTTTTCTATTAATAGCCAACCGCCTGTGCCAATATTAGCAATCTTAACAACTGAACCAATAGGATTATCTAGTGCAGTAAGCTCATAACTAAAATCAATAAGATAATCTATATCTGTGCTTTCATTGTAGCCTTTTGCATACCAGTCAATATAATCCCAATACAGTGTTGTATTAAATGCTTGACTTTGCAATCTATTCCATTTTTTATCTTCAATTAAGCGTTCATAAAGGCTCCATTTACCTTGTAAAGTCTCATCATTAGTTACAAGAACTGCAAAGTTTCTCGCTGTAGCGATAGACGAATCACTGTAATTACTACCTGATTCTAAAATTTCCACTTCTATTATTTTTCCTTGCGAGTCAATCACTGCTTGCAATTCTGCGCCGCTACCTGTACCGGATACAGTAATTTTAGGTGCATATCTATAACCATAACCTTGATTGATTACTTCAACTCTGATTATTTTTCCGTTTTCAATAATAGGTTGCAAGATAGGTTTTTGTAATAAGTTAGTACCAATTGTTTCAATATCTGATAATGTAGCAATTTCAACATCGTACAATCCGCTTGTTGTTGTAGGTATAGGTTGCTTGCGGTTCAATTCACTTATGTTTTTGTCGTCAACAATAATATTATCTTTAAGAACTAGATTTACCCTTTCAATAAATTGTTTTAACGCTTCATTTTTATTTTTGAACCATCCTTGTCTTGGTCTATACAATGTTCCGTATTTTTCTTTTTCGCTGAGTGTAGGATCAGGAACAATTCTGCCTTGTGCGTCATATCCTATCAAACTATCAAACCATTTTTTTACAATGTCTGGATTTGGTTGACTTGTTTCTAAACCTTCACTAACAATTTGATACTGATTATGAATATTTTGCTGTTGATTTTCTATAGTCCAAAATTGCACGTTTAGCGCAACATCTGTGCCTTTAATAAGATTATCACAATTGTTAATTACAAATTTTTCTGGACTTATGAAAGAAATAAATTTATGTCCTTTTATAAACGGATCTTCTATATATTCTCTGACTTCTTTAATACTAATATTTCTAAATTCTAAATCAGGTGCTATAGTCTTTTCTGTTACCCAGAAATAATAATTAGTTTTGAAAGTCTTAGCTACTTCATCGTACACTTTTCTAGTCGAATATGCATTGTCACCATAAAGACTCTGGCCACTATAACCTTTGTTGAATCCTGCTTCTGTATCTGCTTGAGCGTCCCATTCACTAGGCACAACATCAGACTCTACCCATTCATAAATGTCAATAGTGTTTCCTTGAAATACCCTATTCCAATTGTTTGTTGCATATTCAATAGTCCCTTGATAAGGATTATAAAATTTTGCATTTGTAAGGTTCCACCAAACTTCGCCAACTCTTTCTGGCCCCCAAGATGCACTGGTATCTCTTGTAGCTCTTGAGTCACGACTCGCTGTATACACAGCAGGATCATAATAGGTTTTGTAGGTTAGTTCTTGTTCGGCAGGGCCTGCAACTTTTCCTTGGATAGGATCAATATAGTCTAGATATGTAAGTAGCTCATTATTTTCTGTATCATATAAAAATACTTTTTTAATCTTTTCTATGTTAACAGTTTCATTTGACTTTCTATGTGTAATCCACATATCTGTGTTTTCCAACATGCTAAAATCAATTAATTGACCTTCTTTGCCTGAAATTATTTTATTAGGTAAGCCTACATATAAATGGTTATTGTTGGCATATATGTTTCTTCCAAAAGTGTTTACATCACTGTCAGGAATTTGAATAGTTTGAGCATACAACATACCCTGTGCAGTCTTTTCGTAAACGTAAATTACACCTGTATCGTTTTGGTATTCTACAAATTCTGTAAATGATCCGTCAAAAACTGTTTGTGGAATAGTGTTACCTGCTTCGGTGCCGTCAAATGTTGTTTTTTGTATACTATCTGCATTTCTTGATGTAATATGTAGTTTATTATCGCTGTATTGTAAGCGCCAGCCGAATTTTTCTGCTCTCTCATCATTAGGACTACGTAGTTCTTGTAACAAAGTAAATACGCCAGCTACTTGGCTGTAAATAAACACTTTACCTTGATCTTGTTTATAATCATCATTAAATGGCGCACTAATTGCAATATACATACCGTCATCTGAAATAGCAATGTCATGTCCAAATCCGCTTGTACTATCCGGTGCTTGAATTTCTTGGCTTCTCTCGTAGAATCCGTTATTCAATCTATATACTACAATTTGGTTAGGTTTAGTATTATCATAAATTGCGCTGGCAATTAATACTTCGCCGTTTTTATTTTTATCAAATTGCTCACCAAAAGCAGATAATAATTGTTGATCTAAAACAGTGCTTCCATCAGTACTATCGTTAACTACACTTGTGCCTGAATCGTTAGGAATATATCCTACATAATCTATTAAATCATCTGTGCTAGTCCAGTCATTAAAATCAAAAATGCCTGGCGCAAGATTAGTTTTTGCTGTATATAAAACACCAGTGCCGACTGCCGCTGGATTCTCTCTATAAACAATATCACCTGTCAAATAGGTAATTGTTTCATCAAAAGATCCTTTGAATTTTTTATTTTTTGCGTATTCCCATGTATACGTAATACCATTCTCTTCGCCATTTTTTATAAAGTAAATTCTTCCAGGATTTGACTGCGTTTGTGTGCCTTTGGCATGTACAAATAATCTATACAAATTATTATTTTTTGTAAAGTTTACGTCATTGCCTAATAAGAAATTACTTTGCTTTTCAGGTACAGTATATGAACCTATAGGGTCATATCTTCCTGGCGCTGATCTACTGTAAATATTGTACAATCCTTCATTAGTAAGTCCACTAGGAGTACCAGTTACGTCTGTTGGAATTTTGTAAACACCTTCCCATTCATTATTTGAACTACTAGGTATATTTGCAGTTCTAGGAATACCTAAAACGTTTCCTTCTTGATACATCCAATATTCAATATCAATTAATTCTTCTTCAGCAGACAATGAAATATTTGCTGGTGCTTCAAACACTAATAATTTACCTATGTCTCCTGGTGCATATCCCAAAGAAACTGATTGTATATCACCCATCACACGATCAACTTGGTAGGTTACGTCTGGATCTGACGGAGTGCCTATAAATTCAATTTGAGCATTTTGTCCGTATACGTTACCAACACTAAAATCACCAACAAGATTTTTTACAAAAATGGTTGCATCTAAAGAATTACGTTGATAGAATATAACCGATGCTGTTGCACCTGTGTTAACATCTCTTACAGTATCTCCAACCCTAGGTTCAAATGGTTCTCCGTTTACATCAAATGCAGTAAATTGGAAATTAATATATCCATCCCACAAATCGTAAACTTGTCTTGAAGTATTTGTAACTGCTGTTGTCAATCCTATAGTAGTCAGATCTAAAAAGTTGCCAGTTGTGTATTGAGGTAATTGATTTACATACACACTTACAGTATCTCCAGGAGATAATGTGTCTGATAACGTTTTTGGTGCTCTCATAACGTATAGGTTGCTAGAGAATGTATCATTACTACCCCCTGCACCTGGAAGACCTCTATACGTAAGTGTTCTTATTATGCTATTTTGGACATTCAAACTACTGATGTCAGTTGTTGCAGTATCTAAACTATTAAAGTAGTATCTACCGGTAGGAGTGCTATCACTAATAACATCATAGTAAACAATGCCTAAACCTTTATCTAAATTTTGAGTCAAATCTGTAGGAGTATATGACGGTGTGTCAATGTACCAAAATCCTCCCCAAACATCGTTTGTGTCTACAGTATCTATAGGTGCTTGTTTTATAAAAGATCCTATAAAGTCTCCGTCTGACCTAAAAATACTATCAGTAGTATTGAAAGATCCATTTACGTTGCTCATGTATAAAACTGCTTTTGCTCCTGATGATCCAACATAGTCAACAGTACCTGTAGCAGTTCCTGTTGATAATTGGTCTCCTACATTTGGGGTGTTCACAATCTCAGGTAAAAACAATACAACATCAACTTTCTTTTGTATGGTATGTTCTAAAGTTAAAAATGCGTCTGTTATAGGAGTATGATCGCCTCCAAATGGAGCTCTTGCTTCGAGTGCATTTAGATCTTGGTTTGCGTATGTCTTTGTATTCCAGGCAATTTTGATTTGATCATTAATACCACTACCTTCGTATTGTACTTTTGGAGCACGTATTAATATATGATCCGTTGCCACACCATTGAACGCATATTGATTTGATACCGTGTCAATTGAATAATTACCTACCAGAACAACAGGTATATTATAAGTACCAGTTGTTGCATTTTCTAGTCCTAGTTCAAATATGGTTTGAGTAACAGAATTAAAACTACTAAATTGAATGTTGTCTACAGCACCTGATATGTCAACTACTGCCCTCCATAACTGTCCGTCTTTTTGAACTATACTGCTTTTACTGTAATTTACAGTATCTACAAATGCTCCAGCATATTTTGTTTTAACATTACTTGCATTAGGAGAACCAATTACAGCATAAGCTCCATCAGGACTAATTGCAACACTTTTTCCAAATTTTTCGCCTGCATCTCCCCAACCACTTGGTTCTAATACTTGACTTAGTGTGTATGATAGTCTATTTGTAGGCCTAAAGTAAACATATACTTTACCATCTCCTTGGTCCGGGGCACCTATCATCAGTGTTGTATTTCTGTCATCGGACGAAATTGATGTTCCAAAATTTATTTCAGTGCCGCTTTCAAGATTTGCTATACGCATTTGTTCTGAGAAGTTATTCTTATTCTTTAATACTCCCCATTCTTTATTATCATTAAGTTCGTCAATCCAAATTAAATCTTCGCCTACAAGATTATTCTGTGCAATACTATTTGCTTCATCTACATTAAGGGCTCTTACTTGTAAAAATTCTGTCAAGCTACCTAGACATTTTTCAATATCATCTTCAATAGGAGCAGAAGTAGCAAGTGTTAGTATATTTCTTGAAATATCTAAAATTTTATAAAAGTCACTGAACGGATACTTATTTGTTACTACACCTTCAACAGTGCTGTCTTCAAATCCTTCTATTACATCATACACACTATGCATGCCAATTATTTGTCCTTTAGACAAGGTATTAGCATTTGTGTTCAAATGTATTTTAAATTGTGTTTCACCTTTTTCAATTTTTTCAACAGTGTATACTGAATCAACGTGTTTGTATACGTTCCAATTTTTATCTTCGTTACCTACCCATATATAACTATTTTTATCTATATCTGAAAAATTAAAATCTAATATATTATCATAATTAGTTACTATACCTCTAACGTCTTGTTGATTGACATAACCTGCATTTTTTGTGTAAGAGTCAAAGACATATTTGCCTGGAAAAGGTGAATGATCATAATCTTTTGATTTTTGATATACTTCAAATGGTCTAATTCTATATATTAAATCAGTTTCTTCACCAGTAATAGTATTAACAAGTTCGACAGGTTGTGGTGTTAATTTAAATTTAGATTCATCTAACTTAAAGATGACATCGTCAAATCCTTCACTTGCACCGTACTGGCCATCCTTGATTGCCCATTCTTCGTAAAATTCTAAACTGTCTTTGTCGTCACTTGCAAGTGCATCAAATAATTTAGTCAATGCATTTTTAGATCCTTTATCTTGGATCATACCTTGATAAAACTTATATTGACTTACATCGTCATTTACAATATTTTCTAAGTATTGACGTTTTTGATATCCTATTAAATGTTGAGCCAGGCGCTGTTGTTCAACATCAAAGTTATCTGAATCTAAATCATAAAAGTCTGCAAATTGATTTGTTTTATATTCAAAATTAGCAAATAATCCACCTTCGGGTTTTCCTGAAAGTATATTCCAGTCCTTGGCATCAAATATTTCAGTACCTGGTATCTTTACAGGAGCACTGTAATAAAATTCTTTGTTTTTAACAACAGTGCCAATGTCATAATCAGTGTAAGATTCCCAATCTCTTACATCTGCATCATCATATATAAAACCAGGAATATTTAAACTTCCATCCCATTCGGTGGTTCTATATCCTAAAACTTTTATACGTTCTTGTCTATAACCAGGTTGTTGATCAAAAATTACATCATTAAACACAGTATTGTTGTCAATAATCACCACATGCTCTTTTTGAACCAAAGGTAAACTTATATAGTAAACGCCATCTGCTGTGTTTTTTGGACGTAAAACAAACTCATTAGAATCTCTACCTAAACCTGTAAACTCCTCATTTAATTTTTGTCCATCTGCTTTGTATAATCCATATCCATAAAAGCCGTCAAATATGTTGTCTACCATAGTATATTCTGAATTAAATCTTATTTCTTGTGCAGAAGGACTTAAAGTAATGACGCTTCCTTCTGCCCATTTTTGTGTTGTCCAGAATAAAAATTCGTTGACTGCATGACGCCAATTAAGAACTGTTTTTTGCTGGCCTTCAAAATAATTAAATGTAAATCCTTGTGTTTCTAAATATGCACCATAACCTAATAAGAAATCAACAACATCCTGTATTTCAGTATACAATGTTCCGTATTCTATTTCATCAGTAAAAGCACTGTTAAATTGCTTTCTTATAAAAGCAGATCGTCCACCAATTAATGGTAACGCTGGTAACTTACTAAATTTAGAGTCATCAAAACTTTCAGTGCTTTGATGTTGTGTTTTAGTTCTATAGTAAGCACCTTGATACTGAACATTTTGTCCAGCAATATAAGTTTTACCGCTGTCCCATTCTACATAAGGTTCACTCACTCCACCTATGTTAATACTCGGATCAGTCTGACTTGGTACTGCTCTCAAATATTTGAATGTTGTAGAACTAGGACTGTATCCTTTTACAACATATCCATCTGTACGTCTTTCTACAATTACACCACTATAGTCTATAGTTTTTACAGGTGAACTTGTGTTTAGAAAGATCTTATAATTTTCGTCTGGTACAAATACGTTTCCTTCGTTTAAAGGAGTTCTGCTGTCTAATATTAATTTAAATTTTTCTTTGTCGGTATAACCAGCTAATTTAAATCCTAATTGATTATCTATTGTCCTTAAATTATTTTTATATTCATTATAATTTTTTGCAACGTCACTTGCCATATAAGAGGCTACGTAATTCACAAGACCGCTTGTAAAAGTTTGTGTATCTTCTTCAATTGTACTAGGAAAAACAATGTCATTTAATGTAATTCTTTTACTGGTTGGCTTATATACAATGCTACCTGCACTATTTCTAATTTGATTGATTCTATCAAAACCAGTACTAAACATCAAAGAAGGTTTATTTATTGTAAATGATTTAATTAACGAGAACGGATAATCAGAACTATTTCTCCAAGCACTTTCTACCGGAGCTCCGTCTCCAAATCTAAAACTAAAATCTATAGTATCTGGTTGAAAGTTTTTTACAATACCTGCATCTAATGGCGGTAATAGGTGACCTGCACTGTCAACTGGTATATAATTAAGCAGGCCAGGACGTTTATAATTATTAAGTATTTGATATTTTTTGTTTGGTTCTCTGACAATACCGTTTTGAATGTCAGTCCACATTAAAAGATTATCTCTTGTATAGGGTGCTGACCCGTATTGATCATCCCACCATTTAGGTTTAATTGTAAATCCTAAAATTTCCCAAGGATGTGTATGAGGCCTATCTGTGTCAAATAGTCGTATGTAAATTTGACGCCAAAAGCCAGGCATATCATTATTACTATCAAAATTTGAATTATTATAGTTAAACGTAAATCTATTGGTTCTTTCAAAGAAATTATGTAATGTATAATCTTGATTTATAAATTTTGTCCACTCAATAAATCCACTCAACATAGATCTGTTAATATCTTTGATGGCTAAACCTGTTGATCTAAATTCGCCAGGCATAAAATTATGTATATCGAACATATTTTTATCATAATTTACTTTTATATTATTGTAGATTCTTTTTTCTAATTCTAAAAGCAAATCATCTCTATAATCACCAAACGCTACAAATCTACTTCCGTCATGCCCTTGTATTATATTTTGCGCTGTTATATATGTGTCATCTAAATAGGCTTGTGGTTCATATTTTGGATACAGACCTAATTTTGTAGGTGTAGGTGGAATATAACTTCCGTTAGTTGTTTCGTATTCATAAATATCAATCCTATCATCAACTGCTTTGCTTGCAGTAATCACAGCAAACCCATCTTCATTAAAAGTATAATCTTTACCATACACCAATTGAACATCATTATTATAAACATAAATTGCTTTTTTGCTTGGTTGGGAAATATCAAACACTGCTGACAATGCAAAGAATTGTTCATCACTATCAATTACAATATGTTCTATCTTTTTAAATGCGCCTAATCCTGCCATATCACTAAAGTAGAATGCACCGGTTTTTTGTTTGTCAATGTTTATGCTTCTTAAAATTTCATCAACTCTATCTCTTACAGAACCTTGAAATTCTGTTTCTTCTGCTTTTTGTAAAAATACACGTTTGAAACGATTGTATTCTTTTCTTGCATAGTCAATACTTTTTATTATGTTTGAATCTTTATCTGTAATATGGTACAAACTTAAATTTAAAGGCGCACTATGCTGAAGGAATCTTCTACCTTTTTCAGACAACGAACTTATATCGCGTAAATTACTTACTCCTGGATATATGCCTTCAAAGTTGTCTAGATTTTCTACAATAGTTGCGACATGATCATTAACTTCGCCTAATGTAAATTCAAATAGATTTTCATTTTTTGGATTACGTTCAAGGTTAGTTGGTAGTTCATAATACCCATTTTCATTTTTTGTTTTTTGAGACTTTGTTTTTATAATAATCACATCGCCTAAAGTCAAGTCATTAACAAATGTTATGATTGCATTATTATTCACATCATTACTAATAGTAAAATCTTTATTTTCCATTTGTAACTTATTGTTAAGATACACTCTGGTCCATAAATCAACTAATAAGCCACTTTGGTCATATACATCTATTGCAAAATTTGTTTGAGTATTGTCAAAAACGTATTGTCTTATTACAGGTTGATCACTATATGTGTCAACTTTTTTCCACCCACTTACAACCTCATAATCACTTAGACTTGAAAACTTGTGCAAAAATCCTATATCTGTGTTAAGGCTAATTAATTCGTTTTCAATAGTGTATGTCATAGAACCTTGTTGGATATCATAAGTAAACACAATATCACCTACGTTATTGATACTCCTATAACTTAATGGGAATCCTAATTCAGTATCATTTGTACCTTGACCCATTTTATAACTGAAAATTTTGTTTCCGGTAAAATTAGTTGCTTCATATTTTATGCTATCTGAATAACTTGTTCCTGTATCATCAAAAATGTCAAATAACGGTTGTTGGTTTCTTTGTGTTTTTTCTTGTGTTAAACTCCAAGAACCATTTTGATAATAAAACATTTTGCCTTTGAATTCGTTACCATTCAAAACAAGTAATACTTCGTTTTCTTGAGGTATTCCATCTGTAACTTCTTTGAGTGTTATTTGATTTTGTACACCTCCACCTCTTGCAAATTTTATAATATCAACTTCAAAAATCCTACCCTTTACAAGTATATCTTTATCGGCGGTAAAAAGTATACGCATGCCTTTAACAATATCAATACCATCAATATTATAACCTATGCTACCTTCAATTGTGCTAAAGACATCTGTTGTAAAATTATCAACTAGATCTACATCTAATTTTGATTTTGTGCCAAAGTTGTGCAATTTAATATTAGGTTCGAACTCAATTATAGGACGCTTTGCTCTCTGTTCCTGATCAAGTTCTACAGGTTGATTATTTTGAACTGCACTTTGAGTGATTACATCTTTATGAAACCATCTATTATACCTTGACCACAAATTGCCGTCTTGTGATGCACGATTGATCACAATGTAATCTTTTTCTTTTGGAAAACCAATTGCTTTTCCGTAAGGCAACCTGTCAAAGCCGTTAGCATCAAATTCTACTTCTACGTCATCAGTAAACTCGGTAGGTACATTAAGCTCTGTCTCAGCAATGAGTTTAATTTTATCTCCTACTCCTTCTACATAAAACGCACCTTCTGCATACTTTGCAGGTTCAACTTCTCCTGTAAAATAAATTTTCATACCGTTTGATAGTTCAACGCCATTGCTTGCTTTATAGTTTTTCTTTCCGATAATTTCTTTTTCAACATCTATAAATGTTGCTTCTGTAATATCTTTTACAACAATTGTGCCGCTGGCTTGTAAATCGTTTGATGCAGTGTAATATAACACGTCTGGCGTATCTGTTCCAAGTTGGAGTGTGCTAACTCCTTTTTCTAAACCTTGTACATCAACTCCTTCTAGCACAATTATACTAGAACTATCTAAATCAAATCCTTCATCTAATGTTCTTTTTGTTTTAATAGTAAAAGGAAGATTAGGGGTGTCGATATCAAATCGATATGTTATACCTCTATAAAGTGTTATTGTCGGATTGTTAGTTAAACCGTCTGGTGAGAAAATATAAGTGTTATTGTCTACATTGTCGCCAATACGAACAGTATACGTGCTTTCAACTTCTATCGTATTTCCAGGTAAACCAAAACTTTGAGGTCCATTAGGCAACCAATAATATTCTCTAAAATTAGTGATTTTATCCCAATCAATATGCGGATCCCAGGCATAGTATTCTTGCTGGTTGAACACACTGTGATCCATAATGCCTTTGTTAAAATAATCTAACTGATTTACATAATCATTATAGTCTTTATAAAAAGTTATATTTCCTAAATTATCTTTGACTATTGATGCAGGTTCTAATTGATAATTTTCTCTAGATGGTGATACATCGTTAACATAATTATCACTAGCCGAAAATGCTTTTGCAGACTTTCTTCCTATGTAACCGTTTAATTTTTCTACTACTCCTGGTTGTATAAGTTGGTCAACAGTAGAGGATAAAAACTTTTTATTTGCCGGTGTTCTAAAATATTTAGGAAGATGATTTTCACTTTTTCTTTTAGAGCTTCCATCGCTATTTGGAAGTGGCTGTTCTGCTTGATCATTAGTGTAAGCCATTAGTAACTATATCCTCCGCCGCCTGATGAGCCGCCGCCTCCTGATGAGCCACCGCCTCCATTACTTGAACTAGATGAACTTGAAGTGCTTGAAGTTGAATTGTAAGTAGTAGTTGTGGCAGAACTTGTTGTTGTAGTGCTAGAACTACTTGTGCTTGTAATGCCAGTGTTAGTGCTTGCTACTGTAGTAGTGATTGCACCGTCTGCTTTTAGTCGTGACGCTGTAATATTATCAATTATAGATATGTCTGCTACTGTAGCTCCAGATATAAAAATTTCGTCTGATTCGGATTTTACTTCAAACAAACTACCAAATGCTTGGTTTTGTTGTTTCGGTACAACAACAAATGTAACAATGTTAGGTGCTAATTTTTGCATCACAAATGCACTTAACTCTGAGAAGTAAAATGTTTCACCAAATTCCCAATTATCTAAAGCAAAAAATTCATTCACTGCTGATATGACTTTTGATTTTACATCATTATCATTTATGACAATGTCCGGGTTTTTCACAATTTTAAAATTAGCTTGCAACTCTGCCTCTGCTTTATCACCAAATAATATTTTATACTTAACTGGATGATAAATTATTTCATCACTAAGCGATTTAATATTGTTTAAAGCTGTACCATAATTTAAAAATAATTGATCACTACTAGGAGATAACGGCTTAGTTGAGGTTGTGCCTTCAAGGTATTGTCTAAACGAATTATCATACGCCCTAGTCAACATGTAAGTGTCGATTACATTGCTTACACTTGGATCAATGCGTGTGCTTTCATCTGCCGCATGAACATAATGGAACTTAATTTTATCCCTACCAACTCTTGCTCTATAAATGTTACTAATATTTGTAGATCCAGTTGCTTTATCTAAGACTTCAAAAACATCTTCATCTGCAAAATAAAATATTTGTCCATCATCATAAGCAGATAACGCACCTAGCACACTTTTATTTTGAAAAGTTAAAATATTTAGGATACTGTTAGGCTTATAATACCATTCTTCGACACCATCTATACTAGTTATTTTTTCAGAAAATACAAATTTTTGTAATGGGTTATTTGTTTCGTTTACAATTTCATTAAACAATTCAGGATCATCAACTACACCGTCATCGTCTTCATCAAAGAAACTAACTTGAACTTTTTTGCTATTAACATATCCTTCAGTATCTCTAAAATCTTCTGTGATTTCCCAATCATAATCAACTGTAAATGGAGAAGTATTATTTGTTGGATCTTTTACATTAATGCTTAAAACACTTATCTTGTCTTTAATAATTTTTCCTGTTCTATTATTATATACTTTGTCACTATTGTCAAAATAGAATCTTACTTCTTGGTCGCTTTCAAATAGATATCTACCACCTCTATAAGTAATATTGTAAGTTTCTCCGTCTGTATTGAAAATTAAAAGCCAACTACTATCTAATTGTTGATTAGTATTGTCTCCTGTTTTACCAATACTAAATTCACTTGCACTATCAAGGTTTGTTGATGTAACGATTCGCCATTCGCCTATATTGACATCGAAACGTAATCCAAAGGTCCTAAATGCAAATATTTGTTCTATCAATTGTGTTGATACTGCACTTTGTAATAATCCAGCTATTCTCGGAATAACTTGTGCTAATTTGCTTCCTGCAGGAATAATGTCATTTATAGATACAGGGCCATCGCCTGTATCTGCATTTACAACTGTACCATCACCTGTAACACTTATTACTTTTACCCACTTGTATTCAACACTATTAGGATGATCAGCTGGGCCGTCCATAAGTCCATGTTCATTATTTTTCATGAAATGCTTACCTGTAGGAGGTATAAATTTAAGCAAGGTTCCTGGTTTGATAAGTTTCAATGTGCTTGCTGTAAATGTTCCTAATTGCGCTCTTACTCCTGAAGTATTTGTAAAGTATCCAGTATTTAAATTTGTATCTTTGGTACTACTATTCCATGTCAAGTTTAAATCGCCAACTAATGTTTTTGGAAATTTAGTAAGATAATAATTTTTTAGTTTTCTATCTTGTAATATTGGTTCAATTATATTAGCAATTACCCCTTCAATATCTGTCTTAGTTACAAAACTAAATCCTACTTTTGTATCAAGATATTCTCTTGTCAATATTCCGTCTTGTGCATATAAATTGGTTTTGCTATATCTTCCTGATGGATCAATTAAATCTAAATAACGACTTATTCCGCTTGCAGTCCTATTAACACTTTTTACTTTAATAATTTCTTGATTACTTGTCAATGGTGCAATCTGATAGTCTTCAGCAGTAACCATTCTATTTTGTGTATAGAAGTTTGCTGGTGCATTTCTTTTGATGCTTGCATTTGTTTCACTTACAGAAGAATTATCTACAGTATATTTCAAAACAAATACCATAGTCAATGTCTCAGGTTTTCCAGCCCTGCTTACATATGGTACATTTATACTAACTCCGCGCATATCATTAGGTTCAATAATCAAACGTTCATTTTTACTTGATCTATAGTAAACCTTAAAATTTCCTTGTGGTAGGTTTCCAAATGTACCATCAGAAAAAATTAAACTTATTCTGTTACTTGCCCTTGTCAATACGCTGTATATGTTTCTAATACTTTTACTTAGGCTATTGTAGATAACATTATTACCTTCTACTGCTTCTACTTTAGTCCATAGATCCTGCTCTAAACCAAATTCATCTACACTGTATAACCAAACGTCTGTATTGTTTACATCAGTTGCGTCTATGCTAACAACCTGATTAGTGCTAGGTGCGCCTACTGAAAAAGAACCGTTATCTAAAGTACCTTGTCTAAAATGAGCAAAATATCCAGTGTTTGAACTACTAGGACCTTTACCATCATTTCTATACAAAAATGCAAAGTTGTTGCCAGGAAATGGAGCTTCTTCTATAATTGATCCGTTATCAATGTCCGTGCTTACAATCTCAAATCTACTTGTGATTCCGCTAACTGTTTTGTTAAAGCCAAATGCAGGTACTGTGCTATTTGTGCTGTTTAATCTATATTGTTCTGTTGCAATGTTGTTAACTGTGTCCTTTTTGACAGGTCTACCAATGGTACCATTTACAGGAAGAGCGGAATTTAAAACTTTTGTAAATTGTTCTTGCCAATTAGAGTTGCTTGGATCATTCCAAACAATAGTTTGATTTTCTAAATTTAAATTATTTGAATCTCTGACAGATTCAGTAGTTGATACGCTTTCAATTTTCAACAATCCATTTGCGGCAATATTACGCTTTGGATTATAACTTAATGTACGTGCAAGACGTAACACACTTTCTCTACGTTCTGCTAATTCTAAAAAGTTTTCCCTAGCATTAAGGTCTGAACGGAAAGCAAAGTTTTGACCTAAAAATGCAATGAGATCGATTAGAGCAAGATATTCTGATGATTCAATATAATCATTAAAATCTTCTGGATAATTCTGGCGTAGATAATTTATCATTGTTCTACGCAAATTGTCAAAATCGTAAGATTTGAAGTCTGCATTTCTATAACTTTGATAGATGCGCTTCCAATCTTCTGCTACTAATAATCTATTTTGTCTGTCAGTTGCGGACATATTGCTTTCCTTTTTTATACAACAATATTTATTGTTTTTTGTAAAGTGCGTATATAATTTTACCCACTAAACAAACCGTTGTTTTGATCAAAAGTAAAACGCATTTGCTCAACAATGTTATATGGTAGGAACACAAGTTCTGCTTCTATTTGTATGCCATTTTCGTACTGATCAACTGTGACAGATCTTGCATTTACCCTAGGGTCATAATTTACAATTTCTGTAACATTTTCTACAATAATTTGTTTTAATCTTTCTGTCATAGGTTCATATAATATATCCCATATGATTGTACCAAAATCAGGATTACTTAAAAGTTCGCCTTGCCTAATATGAAAATGATTTATAATATCTTGTTTGATGATTTGAAAATCGTAAAGTTGAAATCCTGTTTGGTCAGGATCAACAGTTGAAAAACCTTTATAGGTTTTACTGCCAATTCCATAATCAGGTTTGGCACTCGATTTTACTTGGATATCTTGATATAAACGTTTTTCTTGTGTGCTCATGCTGTATTTACCTAGGTGTTAAGGTACTCATCTGTGAGTCCTGCATATGGATCATCATCATCAAATTCAGCTTCAAATGCCGCTGTTTCGGCATCAATTGCAGATTGTTCTTCAGCAGTTACCGGCACTGGTGTAGTATCAAATTTGTCTGCGCTGTATTTAGGCTTTACGATATCTTTTCCTGTTTTTGGATCTACTGCGATTCTTCTAGTTTCTGTATATGCAAATCCGTCTTCATCTACACCTTCTATTTCTACTGTTCTTGATGTTATTTGTCCGTCTGCATTTTTACTAACAGCTATCTGTTTAGGTTCAGTTGCTTCGGGAATAACTTTTCCGTCATTTCCTACAAGCACTGCTTTTCCGCCGCTTGTTATTGACTCTGTAGTAGTAGTGGTTGAAGTTGTAGTTGTTGTGGTTGTACCGTCTTCAGTAGTTGAAGTTGTGGTTGTAGATGCAGGCTGTGTTTGTCCATTTTCTGACAATGTTGCATTTGGTGTTTCTTCTGTGCTATCTGCCACAGGATCATCATCTACTATACTTTCTTCCTCTACCGGAGCACATTGCTTAAATGTATCATCTGGTGTTTTTTCTTTGTTTTTATCGTCGCTGTTTCCGTTAGCTGTGCCTTCTTTAATTTTTACAGGATCACTATCGCTTTTTTCTTGAATATGTTCTAAAGGATTTTTGTTTTCATGTCCTGTCCACGATCCTTTTTTAGGTACTCTTGTAGGCGCAGGTGCACTACCCGCTTTAGGTGCTACCGGGCCATTCATGTCAATACGTGTTGCTGTCTCTCTATGAGAAGCAGAATTGATGCTACTCATTCCCCCGCAGGTTAATTTGCCGTCAGCTCCTACTTTTACTTCCCAATTTGCCGCTGTTTCGGTCATCATTTGATTGCCTGCTTTGATATTAATATTTCGCCCTGCTTCAATATTGATGTCTCTATCTGCTTTGAAATTAAAGTCATTTTCTGTATGAATACTTACGCTGTCTTTTGCATAGATATCTATTTTACCATTAGCTGTCATTTCAATCCAACTATCACCACTTCCGTGTGCAATGTAAATTAAATCTTCAGAATTATGTAATAATATTTGATGACCTGTGCGTGTACGTATTCTAAAAAGTTCATTGAAAGGAATGGTAGGATCACCACCTTTGTCTAATGTAGTATATTCCATAGGCACAGCGTTTTCACCTCTAGCAGGCCCTTTTCTAAATAATGTAGGATCACCGTCATCCATAACAAGTGTTGTACCCATTAATCTAGAACTTTTTACATTTATCTGCTTGCCCTTTTCACCTGTTGGTACTGTAGGCTTTCCATCTCGTCTATCTAACGGTCCTGGCGAACTCCATCCAAAAACCATACTAGGCAGATCTCGTCTTGCACTAGATGTTGTTGTTCCTCTAACTACATCGTCTGCTAATCCTGCACGATCTAAAACTGCACATGCATCAGGATTACATGGCTTTAAATATTGGGTCGAATTGTTACCTATTGCTTCTTCTGTTTTTTTGTTGTATTCACCTACAGGTCTAGGTTTAGTTTGATCTTCTGAATTATAAGTTGTGCTTGCATTTCCTGGAACCATAAAGTTCATGTTTTGATCTTGTACGCAACCTATCCAATATCCTCTGCCTCTATTGCCTTCTGCAAATATCACTAAAACTTTTGTACCTATATCAGGCGGAACTGCCCAAAATCCGTAGCTTTTTTGTGTGTAGTCATAGCCTTCATTTTCGCTTGTAGCATTGAATGGTGTGACACCATAAAACGGACTTAAATAACTTACAGGAACAACTTCTCCTGTTGCATCTGATGTGTTACCTTCACTGTTTGTTTTTAATAATTCAACTTCTATTGATCCCATATATTCTGAATCAAGGTGATTTCTTACTATGGCAAGAAATGGTCCAGGACCTTCTACTTTTTTAGGTAGGTCTTTTACGTGAGGACTTCTTGTTGTAGTATTAGACATCAAAATTCTCCAACTGTGAAATTAAGTGCTTGCATTTTCTGTTTTTCCGCCTTCTGCATTTGTTTCAGTTGTTTCTAATTGCTTCTCTGGATCATCTGAACTGACTGCTCCTGTTTGTGCTGTTGGTGTTTGCTTAGTGTCACTATCTTGTTTAGGTCTTCTAATTGTTTGAAGATCTTGGGTAAATTGTCCGTTATTAAATTTATTATTCACAAATAAAACTTGATAAACTCCGCTAAACTGCCCTACAGCCGCAAATCCTCCACCTGGAAATTCCATATAACTTCCAGCATAATCTATTGGTGTCCTAAAATTAATATCGATATCAACTTCTCCATTTTGGTAATTCATTGTGCCGTCTGTTGTCATATTAAAAGTTGCAGGCGCGGCAGAATAATTTCCCATTCCACTATCTGCAATATAAAAAGGATCGCCCCAAATTGTAAAATCAATGCCTATTAAATCTGCAGGACTATTTACTAGTGCTTCATTAAAGTTTCTAGCAACAACACTTTCTGGATGGACCATAGGTCCTCCAGCATCTTTAGTGTTTCCTGCATTAGGTGAAGCGCCTACCGGATCTGCATTTACAGTATTAGTGTCTTCTTGGCTAGATCCTAAAACAGCAGGTTTATTTCCTGCGCTTTTGCTTGTACTAGCTGAGGTTTTTGCATCACCTGTTTTTTGTCCATAATCTCCGTTAATAGCAGTAAAGAAAGCCGCATTAAAATTGATGTCAAAATTTATTATGTCTGTATTTTGTCCTGTATAGATGTAATTATATTCTCTTGCAGATATGTTTTTTAATTGCTGAATGCCTTTGCTAGGTTCAGTTGAAGATCTAAATTTGCTGTGATGAACTTTATATGGTACAACCCTATAAACATTAATCCTAGCTGGTTTTCCTGTTTTATCTATATTTGAATCATCAGTAACTTGATATACATTTGTTTCTACTCTAAACCAATCTACCATACCATTGCTGTCGGGCTCAGCATCAACAATCTTTCTGCCATATTCACTTAATATAACAACTTCTTCAATAATATCCTCAATTTTTTTGCCTGAACTAACTGTCATTATTCTTGCATCTTCTGAAGGTTGTACTTTACATCTTGCAATTTTTCCTGGAGTATCTTCGTCTTCACAGTCACCTGCTTTGCCCATTGGTTTTTTGCCGGCATCTAATCTTGATTTTACAATAGGACTCATGCCTATTGCATTAATATTTTCTTCAGTGTCTGCGTATGTCCTGATTGTTTCACCTAGATCAGATCTTTTTACACTAATACCTAAATCACTTTCTAGTTTTTTTAATTCAGCTTCAAATTCTGCAGTGGTTTTTCCACCATTCAAAACACCATTTGCACTTTCATACAGTCTTTGTAATTCTTCTTCTGTAAATTCTCTAATTTGTAATTCATTAGGATTACCATTGCCGGCTGTAGTAGCACTGCCGCCTCCTTCTTCTTGCTTTGCAAAAGCGGCCGCTTCTTCTGCACTAGATTGTGAGGTAGGAAATAAGATAACGTATTGATCAGCTTTTGCTTTGTTTTTTGCTTTTACCTGTTCAAGTTCTTTGTTGTTAAGATTTGCAGTTAAACTTTGGAATCCCCATTGTAGCATTTCAGAAACAGTCCTACCATGAAATGTAGCGTCATTCCTTGTGGTTTGTGCTTGATCAGCTAGTGCAACTTCGTGGAATGGAATTGCCTCTACAGAATATTGGCTTCCTCCTTCAGTTACTTCAAATTCAACATTCACTAGTTTTAATGGAAATATTCTTCTTGCATTAGTCATGTTCATTTGACGTCCTGCACTATCAAATCCTTTAAAGTCAACACTTAAAACAAAAGGTGCTTCTATGTAGTTTTTATGTCCTGCACTTAATGCCGCTATTTGTAGAGCTTGTAAAAACAATCCCATACTGTATGGTTCTGTCACTTGAAATGATATGCTCACAGCATTTGTTTGTCTAGTTTTGGGATTAGGGGCAACAATAGTTTCTATTTCAACATTATCAATGAAATATTCAGTCTTGCCGTTTCTTTCAAAAACAGTTCTACTTCCGCGTAATGGACCACCTCCACTTCTAAGGATAGTTATTAACGGATCTCTATATCTATATGTCAAGTCAGGAAAATTTAATTCAAAGTTTGTAAGGCATCCTAGTGTAAAAACATAATTGTAAGTTGCAAAACTTTCAAGGATATTTCTTTTTCCAAAACCCCCTCCAAATTGAAATCCTTGGAAGCCTCCACCTATTGCACTTACTAAACTTCCTCCTCCCATTAACGGAGGCATTTTGTAATCTAAAACTTGGTTAAGGCCGCCATATGCTAAATCTAATTGTCCTAGTGCAGGACCAGTAATGCCGTTAACTGTTTTAGTCATATCAAGTGTGGCTCCTTTGACTTGATCTAAAGCACCTTCAACTGCACTTGCAACTCCGCCTACACTGATTTTACCAGATTCAGTAAATTTACTTGCAACTGTAGAGGCGGCATTTTCTGTTGCTTCTGCAATGTCTTTGCCTTTTGCTTTGAGCCTTGCACCTATATTCTGTGGTATTGGCATTTTATAATCCTAATAATCGTTTTAACGCAGGACCTTTTGGAACAAGTATTTCTGTTCCTGAAATAAAATCATAAATTGGATCTTTTAATTTTTCGATATTACGTTGTGAAAACACCCACCATAGATTTTTATCTCCGTACATATCAAATGCAAGTAGATCAGGTCTATATGTATACTGAGGTTCAATAGTATAAAGGACATCGTCAGGTTCTGCAGGAATAGGACGTATTTGTAATAAGTCTAAGTATTGGCCATTTACAACTTTTGTTTTGTAATAAGGGCTAGTAGAAGCATACATTAAATAAATCCTCCTCTACCCTTTGCATATCCGCCTTTTACAAATGTATCTAAACTAAATCCTTGTACTTCTCGTCTTGAGTATGTTGGTATAGCAACAACTGTTATTGTGCTTCTTGTAGGTGCATAAGTGTTCACACTTGGAACATAAATGTAATCAACATCTGGCGGTAAATCTACCGAAAAATTTGTTACCACAATAGGAACGTTTTTGAATACATAATCACCATAACCATTAATATTAACAATAGGTGGAGGAGTTCCTGCATTTTGTGTTTGGCCGTATGCCATTTTTGTAATAGTTCTTAGATAATGCACACAAGCTACCCAATATGCTCCTTCATCATCTCCTTCCACATAAAATTCGCCTGTAATTTGTAAATTGTCAGGTTGGCTGTTCTGGTAGATGGGAAATGGATAATTACTATGTGTAGGTTTTATCTGGCTGTATGAAGCACTATGGGCAAATATAATTGAAGGAGTATAAGGAAAGATCATTCCGTTAGTTTCGTTGAGCTTGCTTTGTAGCAACGGCTCTAAACTCATACCTGCAGGTATTGATAGTTTGACTCTCCAATCTTCGTCATCGTTTCTTGCCCAACTAGCACCGTTAAAGCCGCCACCAAATAGACTACTTAAACCGTTAACTGGAATGCCTTTGCCACGTAACATGCTCATTAGCCCAGATGCGCCATTTGAAAACACATCTTCAACAGTTTGTTTGAAGCCGTTTTGCACAACGCTCTGTCCAAAACTTAAATTACTACCAGCTAAATCACTCATCGCTTGCGATGGTGTTTTGCTATTTCTGCTTTGGCTTGCTTGTGTTGGATTTTGTGAACCAACAGGGACGTTTACTCCCTGGTTTACTCCACCTTTTGAAATGATTCCATCTTTAAATACTGTCGGCATATCTACTCCTATACATTATTTAGTTGACTTTTTAATGTACGTATATTATAATATGTTATAAATTTGGAGCAAAAATGAAAAGAGTAAACTATCTAAACAACAAAGATATACTTAAAGAAATACACAAATCAAAAAGCACATTCTGTAGCTATGTAGACACAAATTATCATCAATTTGATATAATTTTACCTGACATTGAAAAAATCAACATTAGAACAATAGCAGAAGCCAAAAGAAACAGAGCAAAAAGACTTCAACATGCCGATTTTGATGCTAGAAAAGCCGCAGGTGAAAAAATTAAACTTGCACAGTGTGAAATAGACTATAGAAAAATGGAAAAAACTGATTTAATTTTTAGAATAATGACGTTTGATCATATACCTGACGAACCTGGAAGGAAAAAAACACCAAAAACTGTTGCTGACAGAAAAGTAAAGTTAAATTTTCCGCCTTTCCAACACTATAAGTTTGATGACAACGACAATCTAGTGTGTGTAGGCAAATCACATTGGCAAGGTGGTATGGAAAACGGTTATTTTAGTTTAGACCATGGCAAAGCAACAAACAAACTTGCTATGATGTGGATGAAACTTTGTGATAGGTATGCTACTAGAGGAAATGTACGTGGATACACATACAATGACGAAATGCGCGGTCAAGCAATACTACAATTAGCACAAATAGGGTTACAGTTTGACGAATCTAAGTCACAAAACCCATTTGCATATTATACTGCGGCTGTAACAAACTCATTTGTACGTGTTATCAACATAGAAAAACGTAATCAGAACATTAGAGACGATATTTTAGAAATGAACGACATGAATCCTAGTTATACAAGACAAGCGGCCGGAGATTGGGACAATCAGATGAAAAGAGAGACAGCAAACCAAGAAAATGCAAAATAAACAGTTGACAACGCAGTGTTAAGAAACTATACTTATATAGACTATGAACTCGGAAGGTTATTAATTTGTTTAAAAAAGCGGCTGTCTTTACAGATATCCATTTTGGACTGAAAGGCAATTCAAAAATACACAATCAAGATTGTGAGAACTTTATTGACTGGTATATCGATCAGGCAAAAGAAAATAATTGTGAAACTGGTATCTTCTGTGGCGATTGGCACCACAACAGAAACAGTTTAAATCTAACAACAATGGATAGTACTATCCGTTGCATGGAAAAACTAGGTGAATCATTTGAAAAGTTTTACTTTTTTGATGGTAATCACGATTTGTACTACAAAGACAAACGTGATGTAAACTCAACTGCATTTGCAAAGCATATTCCAGGCATTACTTTTGTGGATTCTGTGTACGAAGAAGATGATGTGGCGCTTGTTCCTTGGCTTGTAGGTGAGGAATGGAAGAAAATCAACAAAATAAAATCCAAATATATGTTTGGACACTTCGAACTACCAAGTTTTTATATGAATGCTATGGTGCAGATGCCAGATCACGGCGAACTACGTGCTGAACACTTTGAACATCAAGAGTATGTGTTTAGCGGACACTTCCACAAGCGGCAAAAACAAGGCAAAATACACTACATTGGCAATGCTTTTCCACACAACTATGCAGATGCATGGGATGACGAGCGTGGAATGATGATACTTGACAAAGAAAATGGTGCAGAACCAGTGTACATCAACTGGCCAGACTGCCCTAAGTATAGAACTGTTAAGTTATCGCAACTAATTGACGAACAATCTACACTTATAAAACCTAATATGTATCTGCGTGTAAATTTGGACTTGCCAATATCATATGAAGAAGCAAGTTTTGTAAAAGAAACGTTTATTAACAACTATGGTTGCAGAGAAATTAGTCTTATTCCGCAGAAGCAACTAGAAGAAATCAACACAGAGCTTGACATCCAGCAATTTGAAAGTGTTGATCAAATCGTAGCAGGTGAAATTGCCGCTATTGACTCAGATAACTTCAATAAGAAAATGCTATTGGACATTTATAACGAACTATGATACAGATTAAAGACCTAACAGTAAAAAACTTTATGAGTGTGGGCAATCAGACCCAGGCTGTAAATTTTAATCGTGAGCAACTAACACTTGTGCTTGGAGAAAACCTAGATCAAGGCGGTGATGACAGTGGATCACGTAATGGTACTGGTAAAACTACAATAATTAATGCACTTTCTTATGCATTATACGGACAAGCACTTACAAATATCAAACGCAACAATTTGATAAACAAAACTAACAGCAAAGGCATGTTGGTTACACTACATTTTGAAAAGAATGGCGTAGATTATCGTATCGAACGCGGTCGTAGTCCTAATGTTCTTAAGTTTTTTATTGATGAACATGAACAAGAAATGACTGACGAGTCACAAGGCGACAGTCGTAAAACACAAGAATCAATTAATGACTTGTTAGACATGAGTCACGACATGTTCAAGCATATTGTTGCTCTAAATACATATACCGAGCCGTTTTTAAGTATGCGTACTAATGATCAACGTGCTATTATTGAGCAGTTACTTGGTATAACTATACTTTCTGAAAAAGCCGAAGCACTAAAAGAACAAACACGTATTACAAAAGACGCAATAACAGAAGAAACTGCAAAAATCAATGCAATACAAACAGCCAATAGTAAAATTGAAGGTACTATAGACAGTTTACGCAGTACGCAACGTGCATGGTTAGCTAAAAAACAGCAAGATTGTGATAAACTAACCAAAGCAATCGACGAATTAGAGCATTTAGACATTGAAGTTGAGCTAGAATCTCATGAAAAATTGCAAAATTGGAATGAACATAACAATGCTATTTTGGCTCTTAAAAAGGAACAAAGCACTCTCGAGCCTGCACTACAACGTGCCAATAAGTCTTTGTTAAAAGTCACTAAAGACATCGCAGAATTAGAAGATGCTGTGTGTTATACATGCGGACAGGCACTACACGAAGACAAAAAAGCTGAGATTGCTGAGAGAAAACAAAAAGAATTAGAAGATGCACAATCATATCTAGACGAAATAAGCGATAAACTACAAGGTATCTTCCACGACTTACAAGAAATTGGTGACATCAACGGACGTCCTACTACATTTTATGAAACTGCTAAGGAAGCATATGAGCATAGACAAAATGTTGACAGTTTAAAACAATCTCTAAAAGCAAAACAAGATGAAGTAGATCCATATCAATCGCAAATTGATGAATTAAACGCAACAGCAGTGCAAGAAATTGATTGGACTCCTGTAAACGACCTAACAACATTCAAAGAACATCAAGATTTCTTGTTTAAACTGCTGACAAACAAAGATAGTTTTATACGTAAGAAGATTATTGATCAAAACCTAGCATATCTAAACAACAGACTGACATATTATCTTGACAAACTTGGATTGCCGCATAGTGTTGTGTTCCAAAACGACCTTGCTGTTGAAATTACACAGCTAGGACAGGATTTAGACTTTGATAACTTGTCAAGAGGAGAACGTAATAGACTAATACTTGGTATGAGCTTTGCATTCCGTGATGTTTGGGAAAGCCTATATCAAAAAATTAATCTATTGTTTATTGATGAGCTTATCGATAGTGGTATGGACACGGCTGGTGTAGAAAATTCACTAGGTGTTCTTAAGAAAATGGGTAGAGAAGGAGACAAAAATGTGTATCTTATCTCGCACAAAGATGAATTAGTAGGAAGGGTCAATTATGTGATGCGAGTTATCAAAGAAAATGGCTTTACATCATATGAGAATGATATTGACATAGTAGAATGAAACTGAGAATTGGTACAAGAGGAAGTAAACTAGCACTTGCGTATGCAAGACAAGCATGTGATGCCTTGTCTTGTGAAACAGAAATTGTAGAAATACAAACACAAGGCGATATAGATACTGAAACTCCTATATATGAAATGGGAGGTAAAGGTGTATTTTGTAGTGCAATAGAAAAAGAACTGTTGGATGGTAACATTGATGTTGCTGTACATAGTCTTAAAGATATGCCAGGCTTAGAAACATCTGGCACACAAATTACAGCAATGCTTAAACGTAATAGTCCTCACGATGTCATACTTGGAAAAGTAGGTTATGGTTGTACAATTGGTACTAGCAGTCCTCGACGCACTGCACAATTAACAGATTTGTATAAAAATTTAGATATTAAAATTAAACCCATAAGAGGAAATATAGATACAAGAATTAAAAAACTTGACAACGGCGAATATGATGCTATAGTATTAGCTGAAGCTGGACTAAAAGCACTTGATATTACTAGAACAACTATCAAGATACCTATTATTCCGGCTGTAGGACAAGGTATTATAGCATTACAAACAAGATGCAATGATGAACAAACAATTGACATAGTAAAAAAGGCAAACGACAAGAAAACATATGCACAGGCAAAGATAGAAAGAGCATTACTGAAAGGATTAGGCGGAGATTGTCATACAAAACTAGCGGCACATGCTACTGGTTCTAATCCTATAACACTCAAGGCAATGTATTATGATTGAAGATGATGTACATGACGAACTTGTAAAGGCTTATTTGGAATATTTCAAAGCAAACGAAAATTTTGAACAGCGTGTAAGTTACAGAACACATCGTGCAAGCAGAAGATGGTTGCGTGAAATAAGAAAACTTTGTAAATTACGTGCTGAAGAAATACATGATAAGTTTCAAACCAAGATCGAGGCAAATAAAAAATAGGCTACGGTAAGTATGTTCATGCAATGGACGTACGAAGGTAAAGAAATAACTGAGATTCCTGACGGTGTGGAAGGATTTGTTTATCTTATCACCAATCTAACAAATAATAAAAAGTACGTAGGCAAAAAATTAGCTAAGTTTAAGACCACAAAGCCACCCCTTAAAGGCAAGAAAAACAAAAGACGTGGAACAAAAGAAAGTGACTGGAGAGACTATTGGGGATCTTCAGAGCATTTACTTCAGGACGTTGAAGAATTAGGCCCAGAAAACTTTACTAGAGAAATATTATATATGTGTCCAACCAGAGGCATTATGAGTTATCTAGAGGCAAAGGAACAGTTTGACCGTAGAGTATTAGAGACAGATGAGTATTATAACGGAATTATTAATGTAAGGGTCGGCGGTTCCAAAGTTCTTAAAGAACACTTAGGCAAATTAAGCA